GAACGATGGCAGGATACTGTTATCAGGCTGATAGAAGAACACGATTCATTAATTAGAAGAATAAAGCGAGGTATAGGTGTATAAGATACACAAAAGCGCTGACGGTTCGGAAATGCTTATCGCGCAAATGACCAACGAGCATTTGTTAAATATGATAAGGTTGATAACTGACAAGATTTCTAACGTTAGGATGATTCTAGAAGGTGGCAACCCTGCAACGTCTAGAACAGATTCCATAATGATATCTACTATCAATCCACAGTTTAGCTTTAAGCATCTGTCAGAAAAAGCTGAGCAAATACTTATTCATCAACACAAACGGCTTCAAGATTATGTAATTGAGGCAGCGCTTAGAGGGTTGGAAATATCCCCTATGCTTCAAAGCGCTTACGGTCGCTCTGAGAGAATACCTGACTATAGCGCTTTTACCCTAGAAGCGGGGGATGATGATTACAGTGAAACACTTTACCAATTTTAAGGAACTTATGATAGACCAAAACGCGGTAAGAAACGCAGTTACTACAAACGATGAAATATGGCTAAGACTTGCAAGCTCGGGCGAGGTTCTGGTAGATGACATTCATGTTGTCATAAGTGACCTTCTATCTGCTCTAGACAATGATAGAGACGACGTTGGACGCGATACGCTAGTAGAAGCTATAGGCTCGCTGGTAAAAGCTTCAAGAAAATATCACACAAGCATACTAAGAAGAGAGGAACAAAATGATTAGATATACAGTAGCTACTAGAGATAAACTGCAAAAGCTAGATATTGAAGTAGAAATATACTACAGCCTGATTAACAATAACTGGGTGCTGGATAAAAACTACGCTACCAGTTTTACCAATCGTGATGAGGCGTTAGGGCTTAAAAAGCTACTAAACAGAGACGGATTGCATATTGTGTCGGTTGATGATTACGGTGTAAACAATGACCCTGACTTACTAGAGAATGAAATTCCATACTTCCCACCTGGAATGAAAGGTATTGATGAAAAATTCATGAGAGAATAAAGCTGCTTTACTAACCACCCACCCCCGCTTCTACAAAAGGCGGGAATTTTTTTATCTGGACTCTTGACAATCGTCTAGATGATTGTTAGTATAGAGAAAGTTAAGAGGAAAGAACGATGAACTTCAAACAGCTAAAAGATTCAACCCGCTTAGAGACAGGCAATTTGACAAACGAGCAAATCAAACACTACTTTACAAAAATTACATTTTTCTTTGATGATGCTCATAAGGTAAAATTAGATTTAAGAAAAATTGCTCACTGGGAAATTGTTAAGCGTTATGCGCTAAGATTGAAAACCCTTTTCCAACAAGATACCATGCCAAAAGTTGCCCCAATTGGTTACGCTGCCAAAACCAAAGAGTACTACAAGCATACAACAACCCCTACAGGACGCGGTGTAGCTGCGCGTGTTGCCGAAGAATTTACAAGGATGGGAGTAAAATAATGGGTGAGTTCTACTTTGTTGATGGACACGTTGAAGTTTGGACAAATCAAGGTAATATCTTCCTAGTTTCGCGGGAAGATGTTGATTTAGTTGCTAATCAGCTATGGTATAAAACTAAAAACGGATATATGGTAAGAACTGTTAAAGCGGGGGGATGTAAGAAAAAAATGATATATCTTCACAAAGTTATTGCCGAGCGTGTTTATGGTAATATTCCCCCCGCTTATCAAGTAGATCACATTGATGGGGATAAGCTCGATAATAGACGGCAAAATTTAAGGTTAGCTACGGTTAGCGAAAATGGTTTTAATAGAGGTGCAAACAAAAATAATACATCTGGGTATAAGGGTGTGACATGGCATAAGGTTGCAGAAAAATGGAGTTCTAAAATAGAGATAAATTTTGTAACTAAAAATTTAGGGTTGTTTGACGACCCCATTGTTGCAGCCCAAGTCTACGATGTGGCTGCCAAAATGTATCATGGAAAATTTGCCCGATTAAATTTTTCAAATCCTCTTGACAAACGTCTAGATGATTGTTAGTATATAAATATAGAACACAAACGGAGCCGAAAAACGATGAAAAGCTTAACACCAGCCGAAAAATTCAACTTCTCTACACCATCTGTAATTGCTGCACTAGACACCGCAAAGCCAGTCCTCTGGAGAAAAGCATCACCTAGAACAAAATACAATCTGGACTCCACAAAAGTTGTTGACATAGTTCGTAGCCATGAGTTAAACCTTATTCTTGATATGCCAGAATGGGAAATAGAAGAAAATGAAGAAGGATTCATTGAAACTGACGCTGTATGCTCAGTAGAAGGCTACCAAGCATACGTTGAACAGTGTGTAATTAACTACTATTCATAAAAGCGGGGGGTTAACCCCCATACAAAAAATTTACGGAGAAAATCATGGGCAAATTACCATCAAAATCATACGCTTCACTACCTAACTTCTACGCTCTGGGTACTGGTATAAGAAACATACTTTTTGTTCTAGGTGTTATTTTGGTACTCAGTGGCATAGTTAGCACAGCTAGCAAACAAGAAACGAACTGTCAACCCCCTGTAACATATAAAAAGCTTTAAATTTTCTGAATCAAGAACAATTTGGAATCCCCCCGCTTTTATTGAAAAGTTGGGGGATTTTTTTATGGATATTTTCGGTAAAGCTGCTTGACAATCGTCTAGATGATTGTTAGTATAGTTATAGAAAGTAAGAAAAGGACAAAAACAAATGACACGCCAAAACAAGACCAGCAAAAACAACCCACACAACCTTACAGGATTTATCCACATCACAGATGCAGCTACTGGAGAACACCTAGAAACCCGTTATTTTAACCCAGAAGACCCCAATTCCCGCGCTAAGAAGGTATCCACCAAAAAGAAGCCAGCTAAACGTGTAGCCACCATAACAGCAATGTAAAAAAGAGGCTTGGCTGAAAACTTTTCAGTCAAGCTGCTTGACAAAGATCTAGACAATCATCTATACTAAAGAAAGTTAAGGAGAAATGAAAATGCAAGTTAAAGAAGCAGCGCAAGAAAAAGCACAGAGATTGGCAGCAATACTTAAAGAAGCCCAACGGCTGATAGACGTAGTTAATGATGAATTATTGGCTGATTTGACCATCACGGCGACAAATTACCAAGTTATAACATATACTCGTTTCTGTATGGATGAGGACAATTTAAAGGCTGCTGCTGAAACTCTGGAAGCATTTGCCCTAGAGTAGAAGCGGGGGTGGGAAGCTGGTCAAGCAGCTTGACCCACCCGAAAAAAAACTTTTAAAAACATCTTGACAATCATCTAGACGTTTGTTATCTTAAATATAGAACACACCAAGGAACCAAAACACATGACACGCTACACAACCGACGAACTGCTACGCTTCACCAAGACTAAGGTAAAAGAAATTGCAAAAGAGCTACAAATCCCCCGTCGTACCGTAATGTCTTTTAACGACCTTGTAGACGCTATTGTATACGCAACTACACCAGTAGAAGAGTTGATTGATGAAGCCAAGCAAAACCAAGAAGAAGGCACATACGACCACTTATACATCGGTCGTGAATCCACCCCCGCTTCTGAACCTCTTACAGACCTACGTGAAACATCTGTAGATCCCGATGACCGCTACAGCCAATTCTCAGTAATTGACCACAGCAACGCTACAACCCTCTGGGATGGAGACAACTATCAGCCTTCTTGTGAGATTCCTGAAGACATGGACTACGCTACTACGGTTTTTGTTGGTAATGTCTTTCAGCCGTCTTGTAATGTACTTCTTGGTTGGCTTGGTCGTTCCTCCGATATCAACACGGAGGCTAGCGACTACGAAAATATGCAGCTAGCCACAGCCGAGAATTACAACTTTTCACGCAAAGTACCTGAGCCTGTAAAAAAGGTTTCTAGTGAGTCTGTGAGAACTGTTGCAACGTACAACGGAATCAAATACACAGTTAACTCAGATGAGGACGATATTAAACCAGAATACCGCGTTGTGACGTGTCAAACCGCCAAGGGGGTTAAGTTTACAATTAGCTTAATTGACCTTGACCTAGCTATGAACAAGTGGTATAGATGTAATCTCGGTTTCATCTCTACTAACGTCAGAAAAAAAGTAGTCTGCCTGCACAATCTAATTAATGAGCGTATGTGGGGAGAAAAGCCAAGAGGATGGTTAGTTGACCACATAGACGGCAACCGTCTAAACAACACACGGCAAAACTTACGACTGGTTCAAGTCCATCCAGAACTTAGATAGAATCGGGGGGTGAAATTCCCCCAAAGATTTTCTAAAAAGACCTTGACAATCATCTAGACGTTTGTTAGTATTTAATAAGTGAGGGGTAAACGCTTCACAGCCCCCGAGAACGACCGCTACAGAACACGATTAAAACCAAAGGAATCAAAATCATGACATTTTCTAATCTTTTCTCTAACCTGTTCCAAGCTAAAGACGCTTTCATTTCTAACTCTCATGATAAAATTGCTCATTTAGAGCAAATGATTGCAGACTTGAGAGACAGTATCACCAAGACTGAAATTGAAAAAGCTAACCTAGGACAATCTCAACAGGCTGCTATCTCTGCATTGGAGCAGGCACGTTTGGCAATGGCAACGCTGGCGCAGTTTGGAGGAGAGGGTATTGCAGAGTTCAAAGCTGAGATGACAGCAGTGTTAGAGGCAGACTACACCGAAGTTGAAACAGTAGAACCAATCGCTTATCTTTCCGCTTCTGTAGAGCCGCAAGAAGTGCCAGTAAACGAGGATGAACCAACACCACCCCCCGCTTCTGATGACACCTTAAACGTCATTCTAGAGGCAGTACAAGAGCAACCACAAGTAGAAGAGACATCAACACCAATTGTAGAAACAGAGGAGGTGATTGCTGAAAAGCAGCAAGAAGAAGAAGCAAAACCAACGATTGACCAAATCAACAAGATGCCTAGAATTGAAGTTATAGATTGGTTAGACAAATTAGGGGTTGAATATGATAAAAAGTCACTGATTAAAGATTTGAGAGCCAAGCTGACGGTGAGATTGACCTTTATCAACATAGAGCAACGAGAAGGCAAAGAGTAACCACAAGCGGGGGGCTACGGCTCCCCCTTTTTTGTGTCTAGCTGCTTTACTATCTAAGTAGTTACGTGTTTATATTTATACGTGTATCATACATAAAAATTTATCTAGATAATTATACTGTTGCACAACTAGATAAACAGCTAGATAGTAGTAAACGACACACACACCTTTTATGGGTGATTTACCAAGTCAGTACACACACAGCCATGTTTACCATAGCCACTATCAAAAAACTCTCATTTGTGCCACCTACCGATGACGGCGACGATGATGACGGTGACGATGATTTAGATGATGAGTAGGTAGTTTCTAAGTTATCTAGTCAAAAAAACCCCTTACCAATAAAGTAGGGGGTTTTTTGTATTGACGTTTGACTAGATGATTGATAGTATAAGTAAAACTACAAATAAAAAATATGACTTACGACCAAGTATTAAAACAAGCAACTGATGCAGGATTCACGTCTATAAAGACCATGGCGGGGGGTCGTTACGTTCTTATGCTAAATGATACCCCTAAGAAGTTAGGAAGCCTTAAAAGCCTTTCTAGCCATATCACAAAATACCCTAGAATAAAAGTGTAAGTTTTCTTGTAATCCTTCACGTTTTTCTTCCCGTTCAAAAGCCCCCTCATCAGCGCTGTCTGTGAGGGGGCTTTTTTTGGTCTTTTCACCTACTAATACCTAAAGCTTGGTTTCGTTCGCCCTAGGGGCAAATCCGACCGTGTTCAGGTCACGTTTCGGCAAGTCCATACAAACCACTTTATCACAGAAGCGGGGGGTGGGGTGGTGTAACACGATTCTCAATAAGACAATATTGTAACACACGATAGAATAAGCATTTCCAAGTTTTTCCAGAGTTTTCCAAGTTTTTCCAAATCTTACTATTGAGAAAACCCATATACAGCAATGCTTTTGAGTGTAATTTCCACGTTTCCAAGTTTTCCACCTATTCCATATATATTTTTATTTTATATATTCAATACACACGTACACTGATTTACCACTTTTTACACATAAAAACATACTATTCACGCGCAATGGAAGGATTTTTTCTTGGAAACGTGGAAATCCTTACCCAGCAAGGGTTATAAGTTGGAAAAGTCTGGAAATACCTGGAATTTTTCTGGAAAACTTGGAAATGCTTATCCAGTAAGGCTTCTGAACAGGTAGTGTTTTTGTACTAGTTATAAGCTGTTATTATAGGTTGTGACCACCCACCCCCCGCTTTTATGTCAGACAAAAACTCGCCAAAAGAGCCTTTGATAGTTACCATACCAACGACCCCACCAAGACCGAGAGAACCCGCTACCCAATCCGGACAGTCGGCAACAGGTGAACCAGTGGAAAACACAACCAGCCGTCCCTGATTTAGATCACAAAAAGAAAAGCCCCCGATTGAGAGAGTACATCGGGGGCTTTCGTGTTTAACCTTTCTATCAAAGAGTCTACCACCCCCGCCACGATGAGCCATAGCCCGGGTAAACTTTGGAGGACATACAAAGACTCATTGGAGGGTAACAACTCTCACACGGCTGTTTTTCGCGGAGGTCACCAACTCCGGAGTTTTTCCCGGCTGCGGGGGATGGGGAAACCCATAGAGCCGTTCCGGCGAACCCCGATTTTATGAGACTCGGAACTTTTAGATAAACTAGACCACACGCCATATATAGGCAGAGTTCGCCCAGAGGTTTGAACACGTTCATTTTTATTTTATTTTTCAAGAGTTTTGTAAGCAGATTTTCGGTATACTCCCGTTTCTATTAACCTAGACACAATATTTATGATGTTATGCTCATAATTATTATAAGCATTTTTACTTATATAAGCTGTGGCTATTGTATGGTAGTAATTCCAGCGAAAGTTTATATCAATCTGCAAACAAGTTTTTAAATTATTTACGTTATTATGAAGAGAGTTACATCAATTTGCAAAGTTTTAGGAGATACATAGCACAAGAGTTAAACTCTGTCAAGTAGTTTGTTTATATCAACTTGACATAATTCTTCTAAATTTGGGTGCTTGCTCATAAACTCTAAAATTGGTCGAAAATGCGTAGAGATACGTAGAAACTCTGTATAAAATTTGAGATGTACTGACATGACTAAAACAACCGTTAAGACCATTTATGAAGCAGCTATGGTCTTTAATCGCAACCAGTTAGAAGCTAAATTAGGTAAAAAAATTCGTGCTGAACAATGGCGCATACTTCAGGAAATTTGCGAAGAACGTGGTTTGGTTTCAGCAAACGGGGTTATTGACAATCAAACTCTTGAAACTTTAGCCACAATTAAAAAGAATTGCGGCAAGTTTACATCTAACAGGGTTGTGTTTAACACCTATTTTGATATCCTTAGCCAGTTGAAAACAAAGGCTACTCTTTACGGGTTTGATATCAAAAATGAGTTGAAAATAACTTGCAAAAAACATAACGGTTTTGAGCCTTCAGACTCTACTATTTACGGATGGTTCAACCGTTCAGGGCTTTCTTTCAAAAGTCATAGTCAATACAAACTTGAAGAGGTTACACGCGTCTATATCAAGTGTCTTTTCGCTAAGCAACCCAAGCGTAAAAGCCCTAACGTTGATAAAGCTGCTTTACTCATCAAATAAAAAATCCCCCGCTTTAATAATCTAAAGCGGGGGCGACTAATCCATTTTTCAATCCAAGGTAATTATATCATGTTTAAATGGCTTACAGGTTTGTTTAAGAGGGTTTTATCATTTTTTAAGAAAAAGAAGAAAAGCCCTAGAAAATACCCTAAATCTTCTACTAAAATTCTTACGGGTTATGTGTATTTTTTTTATAGTAGAAAATTTTCAAGAGTTAAAATAGGATGTTCAAAAGACCCTGAAAAGCGTTATAAGGGGATTAAAAGGCATATCACAGATTTACAGGTTTTAGGATTTGTGAAGGGTAGTTTTGAATTAGAGAGTTATTACCTGGAACTCTTTAATGAGTTTAGATATCCCATGCCAAAAAAATACAAAACTAAAGGCATAGGTTATACAGAATGGTTTAAGGTTAATAAGGTGTTAATTGAACATCTAGAACAATCTGTTTTAAAAAAAACCTTAAATATTCGTTAAGCTGCTTGACCGTCCACCCCCCGCTTCTATTGTGGGGTTTCATACTTAGATTATTCTAAACCTTGCAAATTAAGTATTGACAAACGTCTAGATGATTGTTAGTATATAGAAAGTTAAGAACAAGGAAACGACCATGCAACCACAAAAAGACCAGTACTTACAGCGTTATCTTAAAGAGGTTGATGTAAACAGAGAATTGCAAAAAAAGATTAACGATTTAGAAAGACAAATTGATTCATTTGAGTGTGATTATGGAACCTCTAATGATAGGATTGATGTTTTGGAGAAGTCGTGTGATGAACTGCGTAAAAAGCTCGATGAGGCTCTAACTTTGCTTGAAGTGCGAAAAAGGATTATTGACTATGAAAAAGTTAAAAATCAGTCGTTAACTACCGCGCTAGAGAACGAAAAAGAGCATAACAAGAAGCTTTGTGAGGAAAACATAAGGCTGGCTAACATTAACAGTGGTTTTGTTTCTTCCTCTTCACAGGATGATTATGAACAGTTGGACACCTTCCAATTGATTGATAAAATCTCAGTTTTGGAGGAGCAATTAGAAGTCGTTACACTACGCAGTAACACATACAAAACGCAAAGAGACACGTTTAAGAGAGTGTGTGATGATTACCGTAAGAAATTAGAAGCATATCAAGATATAATTACTAAGTCTCTTAACAGTGAAAGTCATAATTTAAGAGAGGAAGTAGAAGACTTGAAGATTGAGAATGCATACTTAAAAATGCTCCTCAAAAATGCCGGATACACACCTGAGCAGTTGGGCTAGAAATCATGAAAATATATCTGACAAACCCTTACACAAACGAAACAGACACGCTGACTAATTGGGCAATTGTTCTTAAAACGCCTAGAATCAGTATGTATGCTCGCTGGAGACGTAACCCTAACAGTCATGCTTATGTACTTTTTGGAAGTAATTATAGAGTGATTGCTAAGCTACTTTATGGCGACGATGCCGCAAAAGTAAAATTGTTAATACAGCCTAAACCGTTTGTTAACCATGAGTTTGTTTTTCGCCCAGACACTGTTATCAACGGCTCTACAGTTTCACACGCTGCTTACCTTCCAAATGACCTAGAAACGCCAGTAGTTGATAATATAGTAGAATGGGGTGAAGGCTACGCTTGGAACTGCTACAGTGGTTTTGAGGGGTCAACTAAAAGCGAAGTAGCAAACAGGGTTTACCATCTGTTGCACGTTGAAAAAAATTATGATGCTTTGACACAAGAATAAAAAATCCCCCGCTTCTTACTCAAAAGCGGGGGGCTGACTAACACTTGTTCTTTGAAGATTCAAACTCTAGCATAACACATTTAACCTTGTGATGTCACTATCACAGGGTTTTTGTTTTGTCAAGAGTAGAACTACTCTATATTGTTTTCCTTGTAATATTCGTTCATTTTTTCGTTCCACTGCTGTGGAGACCACCCAAAATTAGCCTCCAATCGTTGGGCTATGATTTGGGCTGCAAACGTGGCTGCTGGCAACCCATGGTTAGTTGCCCATATTCCCAAAAGGTGATACTCAAACGGTGTGAGTGTTATTTCAAACTGGTATCTCTTAGGCTGCTTGCTTGGCGATGACATATAGATAATCCTCTAGACGTTTTGCGAGTTTATGCGAGTTTTTCTATGGTAAAAAACTCTCGACCCCCTTGTAAACGGGTTTCAAAGGGGTTATATTAAAAGAGTAGCAAGCGAGTTAAGAAACTCGCAGCCACATAAAGGAATTCTAACACAAACCACCAATACATAAGGAATAGCTATCATGTCAGATTTAGATAGAGTAGTCAAAAACCTTTATGACAGATTATACAAAAAAGGTTTCAACGTTCCCAAGAACACAATCAAAGCTGCTGTTTTAGAAGTTTCAGCAGAAGGCACCCTGACCGATGAGCAAAAAAGCCAGATTGTAGAAAAGTTTATGGCTGTTACAGAAGCGGGGGTACAGGATGACAGTCAAGCTGCTTTACCATCTGATGAAGAAGTACTGAACGCTTATCACAATCAACCCCCTGTTGAGTCTTCGGCTATAACTCCCACAACTCCCCCCGCTTCTACTCCTGGAGCATTGACCACATCACAAGCTAGAGAGATTGTTTTTGACCGTTGTGAGTCTATGGGTATTGAGCTTAAAACATCTGAAATCAAAGCAATTGTACAAGAGATTCAAGCCCAACATCTTGATGCACAGGCTGCTGTTAACTACACCATAACGGTTATCAAGCAGTTCATCAATGCTCAAGAGCGCCAATATACCTCTAATTTAACAGAGGGGATGCAGGAACTAGTACAGCACGTAAACACATCATTTAGAAATCGTGAAGCTGTAACTGTTAGTGCCTTTGAAAAGGTAAAGGGGGAATTGACAGAGGCAGCCTCTGCTTACAAAAGTTCTACAGTCAACTATACAGCAGACCTTCAGGAGTATTTCTCGGATAAAATCGCTTAGTCAAAAGCAAATTTTGGACTACTGCATCTACTTTTCAATAGGTTTACCCGTCGTTTTCTTATTCTCAATCATGCTTATTTATGGAACGGATACCGCAAAAAATAGGGGAGAACCTACAACCCCTACAGGATTTGAAGAATCTATCACCGACTACAAAATTCAAAATATCCAGCAACGGCGATATTGAAGTAGAAGGAAAGATGGACGAAGAAGCAAAAGAGATAATTACAACAGCGCTACAGCAAGCAGAATTTTACAGGCAAAAAGCTGCACAACTTGAACAAGAAAAAATAAAAAAGTCTTCTGAAGTTGACGCTGTTGTCGTTGTTTTTATCTCTTCATTGCTGGCTGTTACTATGTTGCTTTCTTACATGGTAGTGTCAGCAGTATCATCAAAGTTCACTAAACAATCATCTATCACGGTAATTATTAAAGGAGTCTAATCATGTTCAATAATCAACAGTCAACGGGTTCTGGTTCTGGAAGCGGGGGAAGCATCATCAAGTCTGGTTACAATATTGGCGGTTCTCTGTCTGGTATGGGAGGGCTTAGAGACGGGTTTAAGGAAGCTCTGACACTTCAAGCTAGCGATGCAAATATGGAGACAGTCGGCAAGTTTGCTGAAATTGAAGGCAAGTATAGAGGTTTTAACGCCATGCTTAGACGTGCCTCTAAGATGAAGCTGGCAGCAGGTAGGGCAATTAGTCAAACTTACGGTACTTATTTGGGTCATGCTAACCAAGCAGCTCAGCAAGAGCTTAACTGGCAAAAAACAACTGCTACCAACCTTGAGCGTATGAGTGAAACTATGGTTGATTTACACTCTACTGAAAAATCACACAGTGGTTTTGCTCTTTACTGCGACCAAGCCGACAAGCTAATCCAATATTGAGAACGAAACGGGCATCTACGCCCGTAGTAGTCTAAAAGGCTACCTGACGAGTTCTAGAGGTTAAATGAGCGCTAAATCTTTCACAATAGGCAACTACACCATAACCTATGCTGCCATTAGTCACATAGTTTGGGGGTATGATGAGCATCGTAATTTAGAGGTGCAATTTGTGATGATTCCAGGTTCCATTATCCGGCTTACATTTGGCTCTGTAACCTCTGGATTAGAAAGAATGATAGAAGTACTGGTGAGGAACAGTTTACTACCCTCATCTGGTCTTCCCGACGCTGTAGATGAGTTTCTAAATAGGATTTAAACCAATGACTTATCCAAAAATTACCCGTATCACTTGCGAAGAGTATCAAGAACGTATTGTAGAGTTATCCAAAAGCTACAACATACCCTTAAGCAATCGTCTAAGCGTTTATCAGTGTGGACTTGCTGAGGAAGCGGGGGAAGTAGCCGGACTACTAAAACGTTTTTATCGCGGTGACACCGACCATAGCACGTTTGCCCCCCGCTTAACAAAAGAGATAGGCGATATGTTCGCTTATGCTGTTTTGTTAGCACGCGTTTTTAACATAGATTTTGAGGATATTTTGTTAGAAAATCTTGAAAAAATTGAAAAGCGTTTAGAAGAAGGTAAACAATTAGGTGAGGGTAGCGACCGATGAGTGTTGACAATCGTGCTGTACTATTTCTTGGATATCAACAGTTTGAGGTGCTAAGTACAAATCCATTGATGGATGGTGATGAGGTTGAGAAATATTTGCAAGATTTAAATTGTGATAGAGGCTACTATGAGCATGGCTCTATACTTTATAGACCGATTGTATGGTATTGGTCATCTTCACATGAAGAATTTCTAATAGGTGTTTTACTTGGCGAATCTGGCTCTTATAAGTCAGTACAGCTTTGTATGGACGATTTAATGATAAACGTTCCCGTACACCGTGAGCGTTTGAGGGATATTTTCAATCATCGAGAACCCAAGCTTTATCTATTTAATCAACAAGATTGAGTAAAGCTGCTTGACAAAACACAATCGTCTAGATAATCTTATAGATAGCTAGACGATTTTACATAAATATAGAGGAAAAAATCATGGACGAACAACAAGCCCCACAAAAAGTAAACCACATCTTTTGGATAAGCATTCGCTGGTCAACTTATACAGCCATTTCAACAATAATTTGCTTAGCCTGCATATTACCTGTTACTCGTTGGGCTGCTGGCTTGGTGCTTCTCTGTTACACAGGTTATGCAGTATCAGAGGTGTTTAAAGATTACGCACGGATACAACAAGAGCGCCAGCTACAAGGCAAGACAGCTTTTAACTTTGCCGTCATTAACAATGGTCTAGAGTTTGTCTATTTGGTTATGGCTGTTTTAATCGGTCTTCTCTGCGGTCTTGGATTGTAATAATTACTTAAATTTTAGAGGTGTGAAATGTTAAAGAAACTTACAGGATTATCAGGTAAACCTTTCCTTGGCGATGAAATTGACCAACTGGCGGTAGAAGTTATTCAAAAGCGGTTTATACAAGCAGCTTTGATGATATCTGCTGCTGCATTTCCTATCACTGCGGCATTTGTTCCAAACCAGCCACAGCCTTGGAAACTAGGTCAACTGGGTTTAGGTTCTTTGTTGGGTCTTGCCTCTGCTTACGTGTCTAAACAGCGTGAAGAAGGAGAAATAAGATATGAAAGCAATTTGAAGCTTAACCGTTCGGTCTATAAGCATGAAGTTACAAACAGGTACGCAAAGGAGCAAATGATAGGAGATGTAGCGCGTGATGCCTCTGTAAAACGCGCACTGGTTCAAAGTGTAGACGCTATAACTTTACACGGAGTATTTGCATATGCAGAAAGATTTGGGTTGCCACAAGGATTGTTTAGCGACCTTGTACCAGCACAGCCCCCCGCTTCTGAAGATGAGGTAAAAACAGCCAGAGAGTTAAAAAATATAGGTATCGCTTCGCCAAATCAAGATTTAATTGATACTCACATAGATAAAACTGCTGCTGCTGTTATTCGGTCAATGGCTGCTAAATATCCTGATTATGTCAGAATAGATGGTCGTTGGGTGCTTGAGCTTATCGAGTCATCAACAGAGCATAAAATGGGTAAGCGAGCTAATCACCACTTTTTGATAACTGCTGAAACCCAAGCAGGCAAGTCAACGCTAGCTGGCGTTTTGGCTCGTGGCATAGCTCAACGTAGCCAAGCTCCTGCTGTTGTTGCTGGTCATGATGCTAAAAAAATTCCAGGGATGAAAGATATTACAAAATGGTTGTGTCAATTTACGGAGGGATATAAAATTGACGGTTATGTTAACTCTCAAAAATGGGCTACTTTCCTTAGCGGACTTATGGATGAGCAATTTGAATTAGGTTCAGAAGCGGGGGTGACTATGGAGGGGGTGAGAGAGTTGGTAATTATACAGGATGAACTTAATACCATTTTTGGAGGTGGTAAAGGTTTACCCGGAAAAATAGAACAAAAAACAGCAGAAATGTTACAGGGTATTTGGCTGTACTTGGTAACAAACTATGCAGGGTTAAAAACTCACGGGATTTTTATGGGGCAGTCACCATTGTCGGGTGACACAGGGTTTAGCAGACCGTCTTTGAAAAATCTATGTTTTATTGCCATGGGTCAAAATTCATCATACATATTGGATAACCCTAAAAACTTCTTGAGCCATACAAATGATGAGGTTTTAAAAGTCTTATCCACAGCTTGTGAAATGTTTGAGAAAGAGGAGCTTAGGTACGCTTTGGTACGCCCTACACGTGGTAACGCCTATGTGGCTATAATCCCCGAATTTGACACTGAAGGCATCTTAAACGGCAACCTAGACAGCCTAGATGTTGATTCTGAAGAAGTGGTAGATGATGATGAACCTGAAACCGTAGCACCTCAAAAAGCGCCAGTGGCAAAAGTGGAAACACAATCACCAAAAGTTACTGCGCCATGGGAAACCACACCACCCCCCGCTTCTGAGTCTTCAGATGTTAACTTGATATTTGCCAAAATGAAATCCTGGATTGAAGAGTGTTACCTGCAATACGGTAGATATCCAAGACCGGAGCATATCAAGCAAGTTTGGGAGGCAGAAACAAAAACGATACTTTCTGAAACAACTTTACAGTATTTACTTGAAAAGTTGAATTTAAGATGATAGTATAGAGAAACATATAGGTTCCTTACGGACGTGTTCTATATATACCCTCATGTGACTGGTACGCATGGGGGGTTTTTTTATGGGTGCTTGTTATGGGTTTCTCTATGGTAAAAGCTAAAAATGCTAGATAATCTTATAGATAATTGACTAGATTGTATTGACGAATGACTAGATGATTGTTACTATTTAAATATGCCAAACGAAAGGCAGTCAAAACTAAAAATCAAAACCGAGAATCTAAATCATGGCTAACAAGTACGCTCTATCCTCACTTTTCCAATCTATCGCTTCTTCTGATTTTCCATACGACCACCCAGAAAACGCTTATCAATCTGGAAACGCTACAAAAGTATTTATTGACGGTTCTGTAGTTGACCCTGAAGAACAGTATATTTTTGATATCTTTCTACACTCTCTTGAGATTGACCCTGAAACGGTTGATAACTATGGTGTAGCTACTTATGAGAATGACGTTTTTACTGGTCACTGTCCGGCGTTCTTTGGCATACGTGACGGTCAAATGGGAATCGTTATAGGTTCAAGAAATGATAAGTTTGGAACCTCAGACACGTTTGTTCCCTGTACAGTAGAGCGTGAAGAGGTTAAGCGTGGAAAAGCTAAAACATGGGAATACGTCTACACTGTAAACGGTACACCTATCGTTTTAGAAGAGAAAACCGATAACAAGGGTGTAGGACAAGGTAAGTATTTTCTAACTGTACAACACGTTGCTGTTGATGAGGCTAATGATTATCGTGAAGAATATCACTTTTCTTTACCCTTTCTAATTGCTAAGCGTGAATTTCAAAAAGGCGAGGTTGAAAAACTCTTCTATACTGGAAAGTTTGAAGAGTGTGTACGCGAGTTTGGAACAGGCAGCAGCAAGATTTGGCTAGCTTCTAACAAAGCTTTTACTAACTTGTTTAGAGAGAAGTCTTTCCCCAAAGGTGGCGTGTTGTTGATTGCAACTCAAGGTGAATACAAAATCACCCTGGCTGGTAGTCACCCAAACATCACATCTGACATTCACCAAACAGACTGGCAGATTGTTGCATCTTCTCACCCTGAGTTGTTGGTGAGCTATCAAAATAAAGACAAGCAATGGGATATGTGTACACTGTCAGAAGCCACTAACATCCAGTTTTCGGCAGCACAAGTTAAGAACGAGGGGTACACTTGGTTAATCAAGCGTATCAGTGAAGCAAAAGGTAAGCTCAATCCTGATTTAAGCATTCCTGCTGGCTTGCCTGCAATTGAAACAGAATTGATTGACAGAAACTTGTATACTGGTTACGTGCTTATTCATATCGTCGAACCATCGAGCGTTAAGATTGAAAACAGCCCAGTAAACACAGTTACAGACATTCTTGACCGCGCTTTGGTGAAAGTTAAGCCTTATCCTCATTTGATGCCTTCTCTGCAAGAAAACGCTGAAAGCTTTCGTCAAGCAGCTTTACCAACAGGAGGTAGAGCGATTGCAAGAAAGCCTATCACAAGACAAGTTACACCAGCATCCACCCCCGCTTATACAGCAGAACAGGAAGCAGAAGCATACGCTTCTATGTCAATGAATTCTGGCTACCCTGTAGCACCTTCTACAGTGCCTACCAATGGTAAAATTGCTGACCCTTTAGGCGACTTCTAAACTCTCTTTAACTTTCCTTAACTTATCAATCACAGCCAGCCTAAAAACTGGCTGTTTTTTTGTATAGATGCTTGACAATCGTATAGATGATTGTTAGTATAAAGAAAGTTAAGGAGATAAAAAAATGTCAGCAGTAGAACAAGTTAAACAAGCTATTCTGTTTTTAGATGGGTCATGCGATGGAGCGAAATCTTATGACACTATAGGTTTCAATGCAACAGATTCTACATTTGGAAAATCGCTTGCACGCCAGCTTTTATCAGGTTCAACTCTTAGCCCAAAACAATTGATAGTTGCTCACAAAATGCTTAAAAAGTATGCGCGTACGCAACTTGCAAGCGGGGGTAAAGTACTGCCAACAGAAGATGATTTGAAGAAAGAGTTAGGGGTATCGCTGGCAGTTGCTGAAAAGAGCAATGACCGAAAAGTTGACATTGTAAAAGATGCCGTAGAAGTACGCTTTAACTACAACCCTGAAGTTTTGCAGGCTGTCAAATCCATACAGCCAAAAGGACGTTATCAAGACAATAGCAAAGGTAAATACTGGGTTTTTAGAACGGACGACTTAAAGCAGATTGTTGACAAGTTGCTGCCATACGGGTTTGTATTTTCACAATCAGTTCTTGATTTTATCCAGGTTGAACAAGAAAGCGAAAGGCTAGACAAAGAGGAAATAGACCAGTGTCTACAATGGTCTACGGATTATTTAAAGCAACTAATAGATACTTGGAATTGGAAACCTTTTGCACATCAATTGGAGGCTGTACAATTTTTCCTCACACGCCGCAACAAAAAATGCATTATTGCTGATGAGCAGGGTTTAGGCAAAACTCTCTCATCATTGATGGCTGTGAAGTCATACAAGGCATGGTTAGAAGAACATGAAGGTTATGACTCAATACCCGTTTTTGTGGTGTGTCCTGTCTCATTAAAGCTCAATTGGGTTAAAGAGGCTGGCATGGTTAACATGGCTATTGAAGCTTTTAGCTACCAAAAGATGACACCCCCCGCTTCTACTCCATACATCGTTATTTTTGATGAGTCTCATGCTTTTCAAAATATCAAAAGTACACGCACTGAGAAAATGTTAGATTTGGCATCAAATGATAATTGTCTAGGCTTGATTCACTTGACAGGTACGCCGATGAAAAACGGGAGACCGTCTAACCTTTTCCCCCTGCTTAAAGCTTGCAACCATCGTTTGAGCGTATCTCGTTCTGATTATGAAAAAAAATATTGTGGCGCTTATCTAAACGCCTTTGGAGGATGGGATAATACAGGGGCTACAAATCTTGAAGAACTTAGAAAAAATATAACAGATGTGCTGATTAGACGCACAAAAGAGCAGTGTCTTGACCTTCCTAAAAAGCTGTATACGGGTGTTACTTGTGAATCTAACCCAGAAGCTGAAAGAGAATATAAAGACAGCTTAGAGACACTTAAAGAGGAATATCAAGAAAGAGTAGAAGCGGGGGAGGTATCCAGCACAGCACAGGCAATGGTTTTCTTAGGCTACTTGAGACGATTGTCAAGTGTTTACAAGTCCTACCACACAATAAACATGGTTCAAGACCTTCTAGAGCAGGGTCAACCTGTGGTAGTGTTTACCGAGTTTAAAGAGTCAGCCCATCGCATAGCAGAGGCTTTTGGTGTCCCCCCGCTTACAGGTGAAACCAAGATGGAAGACCGTCAGCGCATGGTAGATGATTTCCAATCAGGTGAAACATCGGTATTTGTAGGAACAATCAAAGCTGGGGGTGTGGGAATCACTCTCACGAACGCTAGTTACTTGATAATGAATGATTATCCTTGGACGCCCGGTGATTACCACCAAGCCACCGACCGCATACATAGAATTGGTCAGACCAAAGTATGCAACATTTATAATGTGTATGGTAAGGATATCGATTACTTGATGGCTTCACTTATTGGCAAGAAAACAGCCAACATTGACAAGGTGTTACACAAAATCAAAATCAAAGAGTCTGACTTTGAAAAACCAGAATTTTATCAAAAATTGGTAAAACAATTGATGGCAACAGCTAAGTAAAGTTGACAAATTAACATCTGACCCTCTAAACTAAAAGAAGTTTAGAGGGTTTTTTATGAACGGTGTATCTTTCCATCGTGGTAGCGGCAAGTGGTCGGCTGACGTAAAAGCCAACAGAAAAACGTTACATTTGGGACTTTTTGACACAGCACTAGAAGCAGCCAAAGTATACAACGCCAAGGCTCAAGAAATGTTTGGAGATTTTGCTAAATTAAATATTGTCTAACACCTTGACAATCAGATAGATGTTCCTCTAGACTATGAAAAGGTCTAGAGGTTTTTTTATGATTTTTAATGGTTCAATTGTTCCGATTGAAGTGTACCAAGATGAGTTACACGCCGATAACCTGATAATTGCCATACCATCAAACAGTGTAATGCCAGAGCAGGGCGATTCTGTTTACCATGCTGGTCATAAATTCATCACTGTAGAAGCGGGGGTGAGGATATCGGGCAAAACGATGATACCCTATATCGTCGTAAAGTCTGCCAATGCCGATTCAGTAAAGCAGCTTTATTCAAGAGTAGTTGGGGTATAGAACCATATGCCAACTAAAAAGGATTATTCTCGGAGATATCCGGCTAACTATGTAGAAATATGTAGTGATGCTCATCAAGACATTGGACAGCGTTGTGTCTTATGCTTAAAAAAGTCAAAGGTTATACATCATGCGGCATATGGCAATGATAAACCTGGTTATACTGTTTTTCCTGTTTGTGTGCGCTGTCACAATAGTATTTGCCATAGTCCTACTAATTGGATAAGACACAAGGAGGTTATGAAGTCGCACAACACCCCCGATTTTACAGAGTATCTTAGGATGCAGTACTTATACGTACAAACAGTTCACAACCCTATACATGGTAAGCTAAAATTTGTCAAGAAAAAACGACGAACAAAAGCCAAATAGTTTAAGGTTCCCCCCCGCTTCTACAGTGAGGGGTTTTTTTTAATAAAGCTGCTTGACAAGTGTCTAGATGATTGTTAGTATATAAAAAGTTAAGAGGTATACGAGATGAACGCTAAACAGACAGAAGAGTTATTGAAATTGATAAATACTGTATCAGTACACATCTTTGGTTATACAGCTTGCCAAAGTGGTAAAAAGTATGTGTTTAAAGACACTGATGGTGATTTAGTCCACATCACAAAGAAAAAGTACGCGTTTAGTTTGTCAGATATTGGCGCTTATACTGTCAACTACGCTAGAGAAGTACTTAATGATTTCCCTGTTACCCATAAAGACTATACGTCAAATATGCCAAATATTGAAAAGTTAGAATCTGTTTTAGAAGGACGGCTTGAACTTTTAGAAACTGTTACTGAAAAAAAAGCTGAAACAGTTGGCAACATTGAAAACTTTAAGCAGCAAGTATTTAAAAAATATCGTGTCACATCTCTTAATGATTTGAGAAAAGTTTGCACATCAGCTAAAAACCTTGATTTGAGATTCAAAGATAATTGGAAAAATCTGCTTTAACACCTTGACAAATATCTAGACGTTCATCTATAATAAAAGGAGTTAAGGAGAATGAAAAATGTTACAAGGTGTAAGAGATTTGGCGGTATGGTCAAAAGTAAAGAATACTAAAGGTGTTCATGTTGACCGTATAGACATCGATGAAGATTTGTTAAATATTTATGATTTTGACCTTGAGCCTATACCCCATTGGGAGCCGTCTGTAAAGCTTCCCCTGTACGATGAAGTCTCAAAGGTCTTTTTTGATATTGAAACACATAGTGATGATGCAGATGACCCTAAATCATCTTTGAAGCCTGAAAAATCCCGTATAACCCTTATAGGGTTAATGAATGAAAGAGGACGCACCCATATCATCAACTGTGAAGACATGGGGGAACGTCAGGGAATATTGGAGTTTTTCAACATCATTGCTAAGAAAAAACCTACATTTTTAACAGGTTTTAACATCTTTAAATTTGACTTACCTTTTATCATTAAACGCTGTGAAATTTTGGGTATCAGTCACCCATTTACAGTGTCTGAAAAGGAAACAGTAATTGAAAACGCCAAAGAGTTTGGAACGTCCGTAAGATACCAAAATATTTGGTTAGATTGGGCTAAGACTACCGCAATTGTTGACCTTTATCATCAAGCTTTATTGTGGGATAACGTACAAAGAAAGCTCACACGTTTTGGTTTAAAATACGTACCTCTGCAAATGAAATTGATTGAAGAGGTACCCAAAGAGCTATCATACCCAGAGATAAGACAAGCTATTGCAGACTGGGAAGCGGGGGGACGTGATGAACTTATCAAGTACCTAGAATCTGACCTTATACTCACTCAGAAATTAGGCAATTATCTGATTCCAGATATTTACTATCAAAAACAACTGTTACCACATTGGAATTATCAATCCCTAGGCACTGGCGGAATGGGTACCAAGTGGAATGATATTCTGATGACTGCCTATCAAAGCCTAATACATCGCCAAGCACTACGAGTAAAACCTTCATCAGACACAACTACAGATTTTAAGGGTGGGTTGGTTGGTAGCCGTGCGGGGTTGTACCGTAACGTGTCTAAAATTGACGTGGCTAGCCTTTACCCGTCAATCATGTTACTCTACGGCATTCACAGTTACAAGGATGTTAAACGGCTAATTCTGGCTATCCTCAAGAACATTTACACCGAACGCTTGAGACTCAAAGCAATAGCTGAAACTAAAAAAGGCACTGAGGAAGGACGCATAGCCAAGCAAAGACAAGGTGCTTTAAAAATTCTCATTAACTCTGCTTATGGGTTTTTGGGAACAAAAAACAAAGAGTTCAATGATTATGTTGCGGCTGCACTGGTCACGGCGTACGGTCGAGCCATACTGAAACGAATGATTGAGCTTTGCATAGAAGCGGGGGGTGTCCATGCCAACTGGGACACAGACGGCTTGTATTATGCCACTAACGACCCTGATTTTAAGGAAAACGATAGAATATACAACTACATCCAAAAACACCTGCCAGAAGGCATAAACATAGAGCATGAGGTGCAAGCAGCAGGTTTTTACGTTCCCCCCGCTTCAGATAAGGATGCAGAAGATGGCGAGGGACTGCGGAAAAACTACATAATTGTGTTTCGCAATGGAGAGGTAAAAGCTAATGGCAAGTACAGAAAGCGTGATAAGTGCGGGTTGGAAAAAGATTTTATACCCAACGTGGTTAAGGCATACATAGAAAAGCCTGAAAATGCTAAAAAGTACTATCAGCAAGTACTTACTCAACTAATGACACGCTCATATGATACCGAAAAGCTGAGCATAACACGCAAAATTAAAGTAGGGGAGAAAAGACTGGTAGAACTGGGTATCGGGCAAGAACAGGATGTAGTGACATACTACAAAGCCCCCGACAAACCGATAATAGGTAAGCGGGGGCAAGTACTCAAAAAAGTTGAGGTTATGCACTCAACAAGCACGGCTGATATTGACTGGCTGTATTACATAAACATGGTTCAGGAAATGTGGGCAGAATTCGAGTCAATGCCTAAATATTAATCACATTTGACGATTCCAGTGTTCTGGAAATTCCCCATCATCCCCCGCTTCTACAGTCGGGGGTTTTTCATTTATGTGTAAACCGATGTTGAAAACGTATTTTGTAGATGCTAACCATGCTGATTTAATAGTGTCGGGCAGTTCCTCCCACTGTGGCATAGTGAGACCCTGATAATTTTTAAAATCTGTCACCAGACCGTATTGAATGTATGCAGATTTAGCCAAATCATCAAAATTAATCATAGCAAGCCTTCCTCATACAACTGCCACTGCAAACGATACCCTTCTAGCTGCCAAAGCTGGCGTTCTGCGTCCTGTCTAGCCACTTTACGACCTATTTCTAGGTTAAAGTTATCAGGGTCAATTACAGCCCCTCTACCAGCTATTGTGAACCCGTTTTCTAATTGATAAGAAACTATCAACTCTTTGTTCCAGAAAATATGCTCCTCTATGTCTGCATTGTCTAGCAGTTGTTTGATTTGGTCGTAGGGTACGCGCTTATCGTTGTGGTGTTTTTCGATAAGTTCCTGTAACTCATCCATATACTTTTTTTAGACTACATATCTAGACTTGTTAATACTCTATCATGTCCTGCATACCTGCCACCTTGATAAGTTTTGGTAGGTACGTCTGTATTGAAAATAACTAACTGACCGACTCTCATTCCTGGATAGATTGGCAATGCATGCACGGTCGAGTAGTTTTTCAATTCGAGTGTAAGTATCCCGTGAAAACCATTGTCCACCCAGCCAGCCATAGCATGACTAAGACCCTCACGAGCGCGGGAACTTTTAAGTTTTATTTCACAAGTTATGTGAGGTGGAAGATTAAAAGATTCAAGTGTAGAAACCAATAAAAATTCATTGGGTCTAAGCATATACGGGTTTAATCTTGATAACTTATCAAAACCCGGATATAGTTCAAAACCTCTGACTGTTTCTACTTGTGCATCATAGCCAATTCTAAAATCTAAGCTTGAAGGGTTTAACATCTCCTCATCCCAAGGAGACACAAAACCATGTTTACATAAATTTCTTATTTGCCAGTCACATAAAAGTGTCAATTGCCTAACTCCTAATATTTATAACCCTTTCTATAACTGCATTGTTCAAAACGTTTTTGAGGTTGTATATCCAAGGCTCAATAAATACGCTTTGCTCGTGTGAATTCATGATATAACGGTCAACATACCAAAGCGCTTTTTTCAAGTCTTCTGTAGTATCTGTAAACCACAGGAAAGTTTTTTTCTTTCCCAATCTCCACAGGTATTTGAAACAGCTACCTAAAGAAAAATCAAAACCTAATTCTTCAATAACTTCTATACATTCAAAATCAAAAGTTTCTTTATGGGGGTATTCTGCCTGTGATAACAAGTGTTTTCCCAAGTCAGAACACCCCTGATAATGGTCTGGATGATGAACCTTTTCAGAAAACATAGTAAAGCACCTTTACTAAGTGGTAGGGGGGTCAATAATGGTTTTTACGTTGTCAAAAATATTAACACCGCCAACAGAAAATACATAATTTCTAGGGTCAAATATCAATGAGAATGTACCTAGTGTAACTTCCACATAGTAGCACATCATTGTTACTTCGGACTCTAGACCTTCATCCGACAACTCACCAAAAGGAAAAGAGGATACAAACCCTCTAACCCTAACTACATAGGGAATTACGTTGCCAGCATCATCTTCTATACACGAGGTAGCAGTCAACATCAAAGTACTAGCCATACCACGCGCTAGAGCCTCTAGGAACTCCCTAAAAACACTCTTGACGGTAAAGCTAGCTTCTACCTCATTAAATTGTCTAGGACGGGGAACAACGCCCAATTCACCAGCCCTTTTGGTAGTATCAAAATCTCGTTCAAGAGTTGGCAATGTAAGACCAGTGATGACACCTTTTAGATTTGCTGTTATGTCTGTAGTCCCATCAAAAAATACTGTAGCGTTCCAGTGATTAACGTCATAGAGTGACTGTGGCATCTGCTAAAACCTCACATTTATGTGCTTGCTCGTAATCAAAATACCAAGGTATTGAAAAAGTTAATATAGCTCTCCACTTACCAGAATCGGGGGTGAAACATTCAAAAGAATTTATTTTGAGAAGACCACAACCAGGTAATTTTTTGTTATGCAGCCTGAATATCAAACGGCTAACAAGAGTATAAAGATTGGCTTTTTCTTCGGTTATGTAACCACAACCACCCCCCGCTTCCTCTGAAACTGTGCGACGTTCGGCAGCTACTGAAATTTTTACTACTGTGTTCAAGTGGTCTTTTTGAGCTTCACCTGAAACAATAGCAAATGAAATATCAGTCTGTTCAAAAACACCTGAAACGTTCGGAATATTTGGTAAATCTATTACGTTGAAATCTGATAGCAGAGATAGCAAATTTTTGTTAATTTCAGGTAACTCTATCATTTTTTCTTACGCTGATTAATCTTACCTTTTACCCTTCTTATTTGGGCTATAACAAGCTCATTTGCCTTTTTACGTCTCTCACTATTAAAACCTACAACTACACGCGCTGCCATGCGACTAGTGCCGAAATGGTGCCATTTATATTTGGGGTCTCTGATACCAAATCTAAAATTTTTATCAGTTGCAGTATAGTAAAGCGTGTTATACATCGTGAAAGTCTCACGCAACTTAAACGATGTTTTTTTCTGTGCAAGTGTAGCAGGTTTCAAAGGTTCCCATGGTTTACCATCTGGGTCTATTTCTCGCTTAAACTGGTCTTGAGTTTCTCGTTCCATATACACCCCGAAATCCCTAAAAGCGGGGGCAAGATTTGAAGTAGTTTGTTTTAACTGCTTCATAAAATCTTTGAAGTTTTTAGCATCTAGGGAAATTTCAAACATTAGGAAACTCTGAAACAGCTACGTATGAAAAAGAAACCTTATCACCTAATAAATCCGTCAAACCTGCTATCCGGGATTGTATAACAGGTTCAACGGTTAACACTAGCCTTACACCATTTACCACACCACGGAAAATCGTACCAGGAACACACCAATCAGGAACTTTTTCAGGGTCAATCATCCGACCAGAACACGAGCCTTTACTATCATTTCGTAGCAAGTCTGCAATATATCGACCCTGTGTGTTTCTTAATGTACAGATGATTCTTTTTTGTCCATCCGTTGTTGTTAACTCGGATTTAAGAAATAAATCATCACTGTAAACAGTCATTTTTTAAACAATGATGTTTTCTTTTCTTCTTTTGGAGGTTCTTCTTCAGGGGGCTTTTCTTGTTGCGGTTCCGTGTAACCTTCAACAATAATAATTTTCATTTCTACACAACTTTTAAATTCTTCGTTGTTATCCTGAAGAAATTTAACGATTTTATCAGTAACAACCTTAGAAACACCACTTTCAAGAAGTAGAGAACCTTCTGGAGTGCCAAGCCCTAAAGCGGGGGTAGCATATGGTGAGCGGGGAACGTATGTTAATTTTGCCATTTTTTTAGTAAAGGTGCTTTACTATGTGGTAGCGTTGCTGTAGTCGAAATACATCATCTTCTCATCCTCAAAGTTGAGAACGCCGGACGTTGAACCTATCATTATTACTTCCCATTCCAATGTAGAACGCTGGAACGGTTGGAAAGGACGACGGGCGTAGAAATGACGCTCAGGGTTGTATGTTGTGGCTTTGAAGACTATACGGTCTTGGCTGGCTGGGTAATAACCTGTGGCTGACTCGTTCCAAATATGCTTTGAAAGCTCATCACCTGCCAACTCATTACGAACCTGAATTGAAGAGACACCAAGCCCCAATTCTTCAGACTGTAACATTTGCTTGACAGTCATTCCACCAACTGTCTGACCGTTAGAAGTCTTGTAAATTTCCACCAACCGTCTACCCAGCTTTGGAGCTATCATCATCTGAACTTGTCCGGGATTTGACAGCCTAGCGCGAGCAATAAACGCGTATATCAAATCAGTCATATTTTCATACAACTCATCTGTTGTCAGCGTGTATGCTCCCCCCGCTTTAACGTATGGGCGGAAAGCTACATCAGAAACGCTTATACCTATCTGGTCTAAAACACCTCGGATACCCACTTTAGGATAGCCGTAAAGGGCTGTGTAATGTTCCCTACGATTAAAGTAGTCGGCAGCTATATCCTGCTTAGCTGTGACGATGTTGAGGGTAGGCATTGCACTGTTGGAAGCTTGCGCTGTACGCATCTTCTCAAGCTGCAAAACGTTCCAGTTTGCACCTTGTACAAACATTGCACAGGGTACAGTCTTTTTACCAATGGCAAGTTCTACTGTAGGGATATCATCACCGTTGCCATCATAAAGTGCCGCCATTTGTCCGGCGTCACTCTTGAAATATGCGTCTAGAAAATCCAAACCTAAAGGTAAATCACCTACGGCACGATGAAAGTTTTGCTGCGGGTTTAGACCCCATAAATCATCATAATTAGTTTCGTAAAGTCGAGGAAGAGTTTTAGTTAACTGCTCATTTAAAAAATGACCAATTATTTTGGTGTTGGCTGGAAAAACCATGATTTTCTACTAAATAATATCAGGGAGGGACACACGAACTAAACCGGGGGATGTAACGCGCTCTAAAAACTTCGCACCTGGTACAGGGTCAAGACCAGCACCGGGGGCATTTGACAACGCACCTAGCCGAGTAAAAGCGCCGTCAGCAGCATAACGATTGTGTACGGGGTCGCCAATTTCTGCTGGTCTTTCTGCATACATGACCATGTCACCCTCTTCTAGAAGGCTCACAATAGTACCTTGTGGGTAACTAAATACTTTCTGGGTTGCGTCCCAATTCAACACACGTTGAAAGTTCAAAAGGGAAGCGCCAAATATTTTGGCACCAGCTACAGTTGGCTTTGAAACTGTCTCAAAACCCAACGTAGTATTGCTGGTCATTGTGACAAAAACACCACATTCTAAAGGCTCACCCGCCAAAGGTTCAAATGCGCAAAATCTGTACTGGCGCATCATCAAACTAATTATCATACCCTGGAATCTTTCAGGGTAAAGCGGGGGGGTATTTACTGAATAAATAGGTTGTAAATTAAGAGCCATAATTAAACCTTGCCAGTTTCCATAAGCTTGATATATTTGTCACGAACACTATCAACCTGAGAGTCAAAATTCATAACTCGTGACGATGGTGTTGACCGTTGATAAGTCGTGTCTGGTAAAGCGGCTTGACCGTCTACCTGTAGCTTGCTTTCATCGGATACAAAATTAAGCCAAAAACCCTTTAGAACTGCATCATCGTTGAGAGCTTTTATAGTTTTTTCCGGATAGTAACAACTCAAAATTAAACGTTTGATGCTTGTAGAATCCAAGCTGTAGTCAATGGCTTTTTTATGTTCTTCTAAAACTGGTTTCCAAGTTGATAGCAACTCTACCCGTTCTTCAATATCTAAATTCATTTTCTCTTGGGTTTCTTTGTTTCCGTCAGTGTTATTACCAGCTTCATTACTGCCAGTAGTAAGGGTTTGAATATTCTTATCAATTTGTGAGTCAGTGGAGGGTTTTTCACCATTTGTGACATTTTCAGCGTCGTTTTGCGCTTTTTCTTCAAAAATTAAAATTTTTGACTCTTCACCAGCCCTAGGGGTGTATTGTTCACCCAGTCCTGTGAAATGGTTGTATACGCGATTTTTCTGTATCAGAACGCCGTCATTATTAGGTTCTTTATCGGCAGTATATCCGGCAGAAATATACTTGATTTTCCCCGATACAATACCCTCTACCATTTCGGCATCATGAACAATAGCAGAAAGTACCAAAGCACCAGTTGCTTCGTCTTTTGAATACTCTTGTAAAACTACACCTTTTGAAAAATTGCTGTAGTTTTTGCTGTTAATAGGTCTGGGTGGATGTTCCGGATAGGTAAGGTGTTTACCCATCGCAGTTTTAATACTTGCCTCATCAAAAAGAGAATCTTCTTGAATAATCTCTTTTCTTTTTCCCCCATCGTAGACAAGAGTTTTATTAGGAACACCGCCAACAATCCATAAATTGGCGTACCCTTCCGGCGTTATTTCGTAGTTTTTTATCCTGAAACTATCAGTATTGAATTCAACCATAAGAAAGTTATTATAAACCTTTCGTTGATTGAATTGTAGAGAAAAATCATGTCAATTAGCAATACAATCATCAAAACTAATCAATTAATTATCAATTCATTAATTATGAGTAAAGGTGCTTTACTAAAGCGGGGGGTGGTGTTTGCTTGACATATATAAGAAAAACTTATAACTAGTACAAATGTACACCAACTTTGAAACCTATACCCTGTAAGCATTTCCAAGTTTTCCAGAAAAATTCCAGGTTTTTCCAAGAATTTCCAACTTATAACCTTTACTGGGTAAGGATTTCCAGATTTCCAAGAAAAAATCCTTCCATTGCGCGTGAAGACTATGTTTTTATGTATAAAAAATTTTTAAAATCGTCAAATACGTAAAAAAATATATATAAGGTATAGGTGGAAAACTTGGAAATCTGGAATTACACTCAAAAGCATTGTTGTGTATGGGTTTTCTCAACAAGCATTCTTGGAAAAGTTTGGAAAAACTTGGAAAAACCTGGAAATAATTTGGAAAAGCGCTGAAAGCCTTATGGCTGCGTTTGTAGTATGTTTTTTCTTGTTGAGAATGTGTTACACCCGCCACCCCCGCTTCTACCCTCGGTCATTCTCAACAGTGCAGCTGGTTATTGACAATGAAAAAACCCCCTACCAGTGGCGGGGGCTTAGGCATCACTGCCCAGTATCTAAGGTGCATCGTCATCTAGTATAAAGTAAAACCCCCTATCTGTGAAATAGGGGGTGAAGGCTCATCATAATCACATAAATATTGTAACTATTACGTTAAAATTACACTTGCATTTGGGTTTAAGTATTGATGAAATTCTACCAGTTTTGATTTGACTCTATCCCCAAAGTCGTACTGGTCTGACCAACGTCCTGTGAGCCTGTCTATGGTCGTTGCTATGCCTCTTGATACGAATCCATATCTAGGGTCAACAATGGGGTCTGCTGGCGTTCCTGTACGTACTCCATAAGCAAATAGATGTTGGATGAGCGCTCGCGTTCCTGTGAGCCAATCTGCAAAAGTGTGAAGGGTGGAACCTCCACCTATATCCCCGATGCCGCCTGGATTTTTTTTAGTAAACATATCCTCGTTTGTAAAGTTGAGGCTTTCGACCATGCATACACACATGGCTATGTCAGCGCGTATGCTGTTGGCTGGTTTATTTCCTTCACTTAGCAGCATTGCTCCTAAATCAATTCCAACATCCAGATATTTACCTTGATAGTTTGGATTGTAGATTTTGATGAAGTCGTTCATCTGAGTAGAAGTTATCGGCATTCTAGACAGTTCCTGCAATGGTCTGCGTGATGTTTACAGTTTGGGGTGGGTTATTGGTGCGTCCCAAATATCCGACTTCAAAAGTAGCAGAGGTCGAATTGATGATATTTGGGGGGAATCCTGAAATTTCAGTTATCCATCCTCGACCATCCACCCTATGATTCACTCTAGTGCAGCGATAATAGCCCTCAGAGGCACCATAAGACGCATCAAGCAGAAACATATCACCCGCTAAATAGTCGTGCCTTCCTAGGGCTTGTAGCCGCATTTCAAAACCTGCATAAAAATCTTGGTACATTTCCCCTGTTGCTCGTTCGGTCGCCGTGTTGATGTTGAAATATGCGTCATCAGTTTCTAACTTTTTGGTTTTGTTATTCAACTGACCAGCCATAGCAGGAGTAAGCACAAATTCAGAAATTACTTTGTTTGTTCTATCTGATACATATCTAGCGCGATACTCTTTATTAAGTGCGTTGTATGTCTGCCTAAAATTTAGGTCAATTATGCGTTCGACGGGTGGCGGTGTGAACTTTACACCCCCCGCATATTGAGTATTAACCCTAGTTATGGTAAGCGCTTTACCCGAAACATTGCCAAAATAGCCGTAATTTTTGCAGACATATTTCAACATATCTGCGTATGAGTCAAATGCAATTACAGAGTCTAGCGTAGTTGCAGTTAAGTAATTTCTCGTAGTCCCCATGTATATAAGAGAACTAGTTATATTTTCTGTTAGGGTTAGACCGAACAAATCCCTAAACTCTGTAAGGGCTGCGCGTACAGTTTTATTAGTATAAATTACCTGACGTGACCCATAATTGTAACCTAGCGTTGGGTCTGCCTCAAGAGCGGATACCATAAAAGTCTGGTTTCCCCCCGCTTCTGAAACGTCCGTAATGTAATCTACGTAGAAGATATTTGATATCAGTTTAAGAGTAGGTGTAGTTGACCACCAAAGCTCTAGTTTTAACTGGTCTTTGTATTGCCACTTTAAAGAGCGTTTGTATTTAGCATGAAAGACCAATTCAAGCTTAGAAACTGATAAATTAGTATCAAACACATCCTCTAAATTTATGCGTATCAAATAGGGGGCTACTGTTGCCGATACGTCAAAACCGTTAATTAGTAGCCTGTATTGTGGCTGATAAATCGGGGGCATAGTAAAGCACCTTTATCCAAAATTCTGATTGTTCATCAGTTCTATTTTCATATCGAATCTCAGAACATCACCAATATCATCCAGTTCACTAGATGTTATGTCTAACGATGTTAGGTAATAGTTGCCCCATACACGATTTAAAAAAGTAAAAGGTTCCAGTGCTTTTTCTGCCAGTTTGTTAGTCCAAAGCGTAAACTTTTGGGATGCGTTGTCTCTAATTGTCGTGTTTACAGTAAACCCAATTGCTGATAAATTACCAGGTTGAGTGATTTCTGAAAGTGCTACGGTTTCAATAGTATTTATTCTGAAATCGCGCTTAAAACCAAAAGATACTATCTCAGAACTGTGTAAAGTAAGTGTGCCATATGTAAGCCTAATTCCTGATGGCAAAGTACCCCCTAGTATGAGTTTCTGTTAATGCGTTGTGATGCTTGGCTGATAAGGTCGAGAAGTTGACGTTCGCGCTGTCTAAGAGCTTTTACAATAGCATCGGCATCTGATGCACTGCCTGTTACATTAAAAGTGATTGTTACTGCTCCACCACCTCCAGAAGCGGGGGTACCTGTTGCGAATGACGGACGTATCCCACCCCCGCTTACAGGTTGCAAATATCCCCCCAAATATGAGCCTATACCAGACGCTTGTATACCTTGCATCAGAGTACGACCAAAAGCAATTCCAGAGGCTGTTAACTGGCTAAGCGCACCCTTTTGCGCGTCGCTATGTGGTAGGTATTGCCCAATCTGGGATGTCATGTTGCTTACTGCTGAGGTTGCGTTTGCAATGTTGCTTTTAACACCATTGGCAAAACCTGATACAAACGATGCGCCAGAGTTGTAAGCGTTAGAGGCTATTGTAGACACGCTTGTTGATAGCCACGCCATAAACTCAGATACAACAGCTTTTGCTTGGCTTATAGCTGACGCTGCGTTAGTTTTCAGATTGTTTAGCATTCGACCGTATGCCGCATCCATATTTCTAAGTGATGTCTGCGCTGAAGCATCCCAAGCGTTTAGTGACGTGCGCATATTTTGAAGCGCTGTAAAATAGCTACGGTCTAAGTTTGTCAACGCCACTTTTGCAGATGCATCAAACTTGTTTAAACTTGTTCCCCATGATGTAAACAAATCAGCAAAAAACGCTTTTAACGGTTTCCAATTAAGTACCACAGCAGCCGCCAAGGCTGAAAAGACAGTAACTGCAACTATCACAGGACTTATAGCAGCAGCAGCCGTTATAAAAGCTCCAAATGCTGCTGTGGCAGCAGTACCAATTGCTGGAAGTATAAATGATGATAATGATAGCATTCCAGGTATAAAACCAGCAGTTAAGAAGGTAGTAAATCCTCCTATAGCTACCGAAGCAGCCCCTATAGATGTTACCAAACCTGCAATGCCTGATACTACCATTCCTATAGGAGCAATAACGGCAGTTATTCCCAAAAGCGTGGCAATTACTGATGCTAATCCTGGATTTTTTTGTATCAATACAGCGACGTTTTGAATCAACGGCAGCGCTGCTTGATTTAGTTGTAGAAGCGGGGGCAAGACTGCCAGACCTAAAGCTTTTCCTAACTCAAACATCTGGTTTTTGAACGTGTTCATTTGACCTTCTAAAGACGATTTAGAAAGCTGGTCAAACTCTCGGTTAACTTTGGCTAGGTTGCCTGCCGTGTCTCCTGCTGCCTTGAGGTTTTTTGCTAGGTTGTCAGTTTGGTTAACCAGCAGCATTGCCTCATCAACCCATTCACGCCCAAATATACGCCCTAAAATTTCACGTTGAGAAACTGTGTCTAGCTGCTTTACTCTATCGATGAATTTTATCATTGTACCGTTAGCATCTTTGTCAAATGCTACGGATAAATCCTTAACACTAAATCCCAATTTTTCAATAGCTGTTTGTGATTTTTCAGTAAGGTTTGTACCAGCCCCCAACGCACCTATAAACATTGACATAAATCTTGCGGCTGATTCAGGCTGTTTACCAGCAGAAACCAGCGTAGCACCCCATGCAGCCACCTCTTGGGCAGATAATTTCGAGTTTTTACCAATTGCCGCCATGCGGTTAGTAAAGTTCAATATCTGCACTGAAGTTGCTGCTGTTGTGTCGTCTAATTTGTTGACAGCAGCCCCAAAGACACCGACATCTTTGGAAGTGAACCCGAAGACAGTTCCAATCTTTGCTACGTTGGTAGCCATTTCTTCAACGTTTTTAAGCTGGTCAGTTGCCACCCCCATTTTGACCAGTGATTCTGTATAAGCCAATACATCATTTTTAGCTATACCCAGCTTTCCTACGCTGGTTGCAAGCCTCAAAATCTCTGCTGAAGACTGCTGATAATTAAGCTTTTTCGCCAGCCCCTCAGCTTCTACACCAAAATCTTTAAGCTCTTTACCAGTGATGTCAAGACCCCGCGCTGTGGTGTCCAGTGATTTTTGCCACTCTGCTGCAAACTTTCCCGATGCTGCCAGCGCACCCCCTGCCGCAATTGATAAAGGGGTGAAGCCTGACGTTATCTTGCTCACCCCTGATTCAAAGCCTCTAAGTTTTCCCACGGCTGAATCAATCCCTGTGGAAAATTGGTCATTCAGCCGCAATAAAATGTCAATTACAGAATCAGCCATTATCCCCCCGCTTCTGATTTTCTTTTACTAGTTTTATGGCTTCATCAAACCAAACTAACCATGTTTCAGCGTGTAGTTTCTTGGGGGCTTTGAGTCCAAACGTCATCAATATCAAACTCGTTTTGAGTGTTGGAAAGCCCTTCAAGAAAAAAGTTGATTTTGTTCACCAAGTAGCTAGCAATGTAGTATGGTTTGGCTTCCAATTCTTCAAGGCTGACATCATAAAACTTAGTTATGCAGTACTTCAAAAGCGCTACGGTGTCCCCCCGCTTCTGTTGTTGGTAAGCTTGCATTTCAGTTACAAAATCTCTGGATAATTTCTTCTTAGGAATTACATAATCTTTAACTCTAATTTCAATGTTATTTTCTTGGATGTAAGCGGGGGTTTCACTTGCAAAAACTCTAGAAGTTAATGTTAAATATGCTCTGTCTGTTAGTTGGCTGATTTTGGTCACATCTAGTGATTGATTGTCAATATATACAAACTCTTCTAAAGCCCAGTTGTTAGCCTCTTTTGTGGATATCATGGCTCTTACCATGTATTCAAATAAATGTTTTCCTGTGCGCTCTTTGATAACTACTCTGCTCACTACGGTCAAGCTCCTTTACTAAAATTAAAAAATTGACTGTTGATTGTCTATTTTTGATAGATATCTAGATAATTGTCAGCAGACAATTTATGATTGAAACATAAATATAATACAACATAATATCAATCATATGTTAACGGAAGAGCAACAGCGCTTTTTATTGAGGTACATAAATAATAAAGGTGACTTCTATAAAACTGTTGATTCTATGGGTTTAGATTTGGCTCATGTGGTCAACTGGCAGCAAGTTAATGCTGAATTTGAAGCAGCTTTTAGAAGTACTAAAAAAGATGTTATAGACCATTTAAAACAAGAAAATTATATGTGTGCGTTGCTCAAAGTAAACAACGCGCTTATCAACGGAATATCTCAGCATACTGTGCAGCAAAAACATAAAATTGGCGGTGATGGAGAAAGTGAGTTTGAAGTCACCAGAACCACCAAAGAGTTAGGTGTACCGTCTTGGGCTATTCGTGAAGCACTTCAAGAAAATAGTATTGTTAAGGCTGTTCAGGTGTTAGCTAATGAAGGGGTATTGCCAGCCCCAATTGCTCGTAGAATCCTGCAATCAGCTAACAAGATATCTCATGAAGTCATGCAGTCATTTGACATATCTCCTGATAGCGATTTTATTAACGATAAGAAGGCTATAGCGTTAATTAAGGCTGCTGTTTTAGGGGCTAATGAAGAATGAGTTTAAAAGCACTTAGAACAAGCTGCGAAGAGGTTGTAAACGCGCATTTACAATCTAAATCTGAAGTGAATATTGATACGGTTAATGAAAATTTTTGGCAAGGTATGCCGATATTTTGTCCGTATCAAACAAACCTTGTATCTGACGAATCTCCTGTTGGGGTTGTTGAGAAAGGGCGGCAAATTGGAGCATCATATACATATGCGTTTAGGGCTGCTTTCAGAGCCACTGCAAATATACGTGATTCAATCGTAACCAGTTATAACAAAGTAGCCGTCAAGCAGTTTATAAAAGACGCTGCGACATGGTCACGCATACTTAACAATATTTTTGAAATTATTTCTTATCAGGAAATTGTAAATGAACGCGACCTTAACATATTTGAAATACGCTTTCTAAACGGTCGAACTATCACGGGTTTGGCTGGCGATGCTGTTAACTTGCGTTCGTATTCTGGGCGTGATATTTACGTTGATGAGGCGGCATATCGTGAGGAAAGCCTAGAGGATATTTTAGCTGCGGGTTTGGCTGCCATCATTCATGGCGGCACCATTAGAATTTTATCCACCCATGCAGGCATAGACAGCGATTTCAACCAGCTTATTTTAAAGATTAAAGCGGGGGAACTGCCTTATACACATCATAAGGTCACTTTTCGTGATGCGGTCGCCCAAGGGCTGTTTAAACGTATATGTGCAAAGAAGAAAGAAATATGGACACCTGAAAAAGAGCAAGTCTGGATTGATGAAATTTACAAACTTTATGGTATCCGTGCATCTGAAGAGTTGGACGCTGAACCGTCAGATTATGGCGAAATAGGCAAAATATTTAATAATTTCAAATATGCCCGTGTAAGTGACTACAATCCATGGGAGGTTGTTAGGTTTCGATATCACGACCTTGCAGCATCAGACGATAAAGAAGAGTTAGATACATCTGCTTGCTATTCTGCATCTGTTAGGGTTGCTTATATTGTACCTACTGGTAAGATGATTATTGATGACTGGAGTGCTGAGAAATTAGCACCTCTAGAAGGGGATAAAATGATTGTTGATTTAGCCCTATCTGATGGAGCAAACGCTATACAAATAATTGAGGAGGAACCTGGAAGCACAGGTATTAAATATGTGGCAATCATGCAAGAAAGGTTGATACGTGACGGTATTTTTCAAGTGTTCGGATATAAGCCCCAATTGCAAAAAGTAAAACGCGCAATTCCAGCAGGTAACGCCATTGCATCGGGTGAAATGTTAATTGATGAAAACTTGAAAAATTCTAAAGAATTCACTAATTATCTTAAAAAGTTTAGCAATAAGAAAAAGCCTCTTATCACAGATTTGGGCGATTGTGTAAGCGGTTGCTATGACTATATTAAAAACGAATATAACTGGATGTTAGGATAAAGCTGCTTTACTATGGCACCGATTCAACTAGATTTAATTAATGAAGCTTGCATAAATATTGGCGAAACATACAGCATGGGTGTACAGCTTTACAACGCTGACGACTTGACAAATTATACGGGTTTTTGTCAGGTTAAACAGTCCCCCGCTTCTACTGATGTTGTGCTTACCCCAACAATAGTAGTGTTATCAAAAGATACTTTTAGCATCAACGTTGGGTTTGATGATTATCCCCCCGCGCTGGTACCTGGTAGCTATCAATATGATGTTCTGTTTACATCAACCCTAAAAAGATTCTATGCAATTTGTGGAAAGGTGCAAATTCTCAAACGGATAACATCTATATGATGGATGCAGAGTTAATTAACATAAAGCTCAATGGTAAACTACTCACAAAAAACAGTAAAGCAGCTTTATTAAGAGAGGAAAAGTCAGCAGAGCTTTTAAAAATTCTGGTTATTGATGGAAGCGGGGGCGATACTAAGCCAACAGTTTTAAACTGGATTACCTTGTCTTTATCATCAGTTTTGATATCAAATGTAGGATACGTTTTAAAGAACGATTTAGAGCGAATTATCATCACACTGCCACTGGGAAAACAGGGTGATAGGTTATTGATTTATAACAAGGCTATAGGCGGTTTTAGGCTTGAGCAACGTGCAAACCAGCAGATAAGATTAGGTAATAAATTAACAACTATAGGTGTACAAGGTGCTGTTATTTCTTATGAATCTGGCGATTTTTTAGAGTTCACATATCTAGATGGTATGTGGGTTTGTATGGATATGTTCGGTAATTTAGAGGTGTTATAATGCCCTTTCAAAATAGTTTCAATAATGTTATTACTACTGGTTTAAAAGTTTTTTTAGGTGGCGACGCTGTAGGCGATATTTACTACAGAGATGCGTCTGGTAATTTTGTCAGATTACCCTTGGGTACACCTGGACAGGCTTTGATAGCTGGTGCATCAATTCCCGTATATGGAAATCCTATACCAGGGGGTAATGCGGGGGGAGATTTTACAGGGACATATCCTAACCCAACAATTGCTGCAAATGCCGTTACATTTCCCAAAATACAAAACATCAACTCAGGTTTAATACTGGGTCGTTCTGCGGCTGGAGCAGGCAACATAGAGGCTCTATCGGCTGCACAGATAAGAACAATTCTAGCGTTAGGTACTGCTGCACTAGTCAGCACTGGAAACGGTGTAGGTAACGTTCCTCTGATAGAAGCGGGGGGGACTTTGAACCCTGCTATCATGCCCCCTATAACGTTAACCAGTATTCAAATAGTGGCTAACGCTGCTGCAAGGCTGGCACTAACGAACGTTCAACCGGGGGACAGTGCCAAGCAGACAGACAACGGTATTACTTACTTACTGGCAGCCACCCCCGCTTCTACTGACGCTAACTGGGTACCCATCGGTGATACAACCATTGATGCAGGTGATATTGTATCTGGTATTATTTCACCCGTTCGTCTAGGTAGTGGCACGCCGTCGTCAGCCAACTATTTAAGAGGTGATGGAACTTGGCAACCTACCCCTGCATCGGGTGCTATGCCGTGGATAGAAGTTACAGGCACAGCATCAGCAATGACAGCAGGTAGCGGTTACATAACTAACAATACATCTCTAGTCACTCTCACACTTCCAACGGCTGCCGCTCAAGGTAGCTTATTAAGGGTTGTAGGGCTTGGTACAGGAGGATGGAGAATCGCTCAAAATACTGGGCAACAAATACACTATTTAGGACAATCTACAACAGTAGGTGAGACAGGACGAATTGACGCAGAATTAACACAAACTAGTAGCTCTAAAGCCTGTATGACAATGGTTTGCGTTGTTCCTAATACTACATGGGTAGTTAACGCTTCTGTAGGTACTGTAAACATAGTGTAATTATGCCATTACAACAGCCTGACGGATTTAGACCGGATGGGAATTTAAAAGCAGTTAGTGATAATAGATACATATCATACGGCACAACAGAACCCATAATAAAAAGTGCTGGAGATTTATGGTTTGAGGCAGGGGCTGTATTTCCTCAACCTTGGGAATGGAACGCAGCAGAGCAAACATGGCTAAGTAGTCCTTTCGTCCTTGATTGGGGTTATACATCCTTTACACTCAACTCTCAAACATCAGAATCATGGACAAATAGAACGGCACCTTTTTATGGTGTCACCGCCAACAGAATACGCCTAGATGCAGTCTTTGGAACTATTTTCAACGTTGGTACGGCTGCACACACGTTAAGTACAGCATCGACATCACTTTTTGCAGATATAACTCTAGATAGGTTTTTAGGTAGCGCCACAATGACGCGTACTGTTGTTGTTACACCTGATACTCAGGGTATGGCTGCTGCCACATATTCAACACAAGCATCACCTGAAAGTAATAGTAGTGTTCCTAACGCTGCATCTCTAAAAAGAATCACAATGACAAATTTAAATCTTTGGCTACCGGGTAATACATGGTTTCAGAGAATGATTGTACGCCGTAGGGGAAGTAGTACAGTAACTTCAGGTGTCAGTATTGCCGTGGCTCTAATACAAATACTTAGATTTTCTAGAGGTGTAGCGTGATTAACATTGATTATGATACGGCTGCCGCTTTAGTAAAGCAGCTTTATCCGACTGCAAAAGACCCAATGCTAAATATTGAATTAGAGTTGACAAGGGGGCAAAGAAATTATCGCCCCTACATTGTAGCTGCAAAATTTATGTTAACTGAGTACAGGCGAATTGTAAAGGCTGAGGAGGTGACTTTTGAATATGACTTAGTAAGCACAATTAGAGGACTTTTGAACAGACAAAAAGAGTTGGATGAACAGGACACTATACCAGAGTCTCAGACCGTAGATGCGGCACTTTTAGAACTATGTCAAGTGTGCGGTTCAGACAGCAGTGTTGTACCTTTGGGAGTTATTTTAATATGACCGATATTCCCCCCGCTTCTAATGATTTTTCTGGTGATTTTAATCTAGATTCATCAGGTCTGATGCGCATTTTGTCACTGTTTAGAGACAAAAATCAAAATGCAGATATATCAGGTGATGCGAGATTTCACAGGCTCAATGATATTGAACTTGAGAATTTATTTAGAACTTCAAATTTAATAAAAAAAATTATTAGAAAATATCCTGAAGAGTCTAAATCTGTAGGATATCAAATTGTAAACGGCGATGGAAAAGTAATAGAAGAAAATAACGAAATTATCCTAGAAGCTGTTAAAGAAGCCTCTATCTTTTCAAGGCTATATGGTAAATGTTATTTGAAATTGCTATTCAATGACAACGAAATAAGACCTCTAAAGCGGGGGTCTGATGTTATAGGTTTTGAAATACATTTCAACATAGTAAAAGAAGGTGATTTTTACATAATTGATGATGAGCCTGTTCACCATGAGAGGGTTATAACTTTCATAGGTATAAGGTCTTATGCAAAAATGGCAAAACCTGATGATGATGATTATGCTGACTCTGCTATACAGGGAATGTATAATTCATTTCAGGATTTTATGGACAATAACGCCTCTGCTAAGCACTTGCTGCAAAACCTAAGTTATCTATCAATTGGAATTGATAACCTAGGGTCAATGACCATGAGCAATGAAGGACAAGAAAAGGTGTTTGGCAGGTTGACAGCGCTTAACCTAAACCGAAATATCACGCGCACAGTAGCCTATGATAAGCGCACAGAGGAGTTAAATTTCATATCACAGACTATATCAGGTGTAAAAGAAATTATCGATGAAATGAAACAGATTTTCGTAGCAGAATCTGAGTATCCTGCTGAGGAGATATTTGAAGAGTCACCAACACAAAAGTTAGGAAGTGGTATACAAAATCAGTTAGTCTCTCGTTATTTATGGGCTAGACGTGTTCGTAATTGGGTTATTAACAATTGGTTAGAGTACTATAAAACAATTTTTGAAAGAATCCGAAACATGGAAGGGTTAAAGATAGAAATCCCCTTCATAGTTGACCTTACAGACGATGAAAAAGCAGAGATACAAAACAAAGGAGCAACAAGAACCAAGACACTAATAGAAGCGGGGGTGATAACACCTGAAGAGGCTAGAACAGGGTACAAAGATGATAAATTCACCCTGAACATAGAACTTGATGAAGCAGCTTTTGCAGAAATGAAAAAGCAAAAATTAGAGGAGAGTCAAGCTGCTTTACAAAAACCATCCCCCGCTTTAACTGAGGATGCAGACATCATACCAGATGATAAGTTTTGGGATTCTCTAGCCACAGTTACTTTCAATGATTTGGATGATATCGCATATGAAATATCACCAGAAAATCAAGATATTGGTGGATTTTTAACACTGGAGCAATTTACAGGGGCTAAAAGATTTTTAACTCTAGAGGAATTTATAAACGAATTATGATAAATTTTAACCCAAATTTACCAGTATATGAAATATTTACTACTGGCGGTAGCATATTTGCAGTCAATTTTAAATCTGAAATTGAAGCAGAAGAAAACTATCTTTTAGAGCATCCTATCGATGGCTATTTAGGTATAGGGGAAGTAACACCAATAGATTTGAATGATGACGGTGAGGATTGCAACCTAGACGGGGGTTGCCCAGCCGATAGAATTATCAGAGGTGCCAAGGGTCGTTTTGCTGGTTGTCGTCCTGCTGGCGGTGGCGGTGGCGGGGGTGGTGCGGCAGCATCAGAAGCTGAAGTGCCAAAAACAATAAACTCTAAAACCAACCTTGCACAATTGCGAGCGATAGCCCAAAAGGAAGGTGTAGAAGTCCCTACAAAGGGTGCAAACAAGCGTCAGACGTGGATTGATGCTATTGAGAAAAAGGCAGGGGATAAATACAAAGGTAAGACGGGTAGACCGAGTAGTAAAAGCGGGGGTGAACCTGTTAAGAAAACACAGACAGCAGCCCCCGCTTCTACTGGTCGCCCAGCTTTCAAAAGTAGTGATAACATTGACAAAATTGATAAAGATTTGGTCTCATGGCGTAAAGATTATAAAGACATAAATAATATTCTCAAAAAGAACAGGCTAGAAAGAAACATTTCTATTAATGAAGCTTTGCTCAAGTCTCCAAACAAAGATGTTGTAGAAAGAGCGCAAAAAGCTATTGATGATGATAAGTTTACACTTTCGCAAATAACACCAAAAATACCGAAGGATAGCCCATATTTAAATGTAGATAATCCTGATAGATTAAGTGGTAATTACTTAATAGGTGGCTTAGTTGCAGATTCTAAAGGTTCTGAAAAAATAGCCGTCTATGATGGCAAAGGCAACGTACAAGCAGCAGCAGCCTATCAAAAAATAGACCAGGAATACATAGATAACTTTGGAGGGAAAGACCCTCATATTTATGTTGATTACCTTGCCACGGCACCCTGGAACATAGCAAAAACTGATAAAACTGTAAGAGGTGCAGGTACTGAGGCAATCATAAGCGCGGTAGAACTAAGTAAGAAAGAGGGTTTTGATGGTCGTGTTAGACTTTCACCTACTGACGATGCTAAGCCATTCTACGACAAGTTAGGATTTAAACTTGATAAAGATTCGGGTTACGACTACGAATTATCTCCGCAAGATGCTAAAATACTGTTATCCAAAGTAGGTAGATAACCATGGTTGACCAAAATTTTTTAGATGAACTGTATCAATTAGAAGAGGAATGCACGCCGCTAGTCAGTAAAGATGTAAAGAAAAAACCCCCAAAAAATGATAAAGGTGATAAAATAGAAAAACCAAAAACTCAGGGTTAATGCCATGTTTGATGATTTTGCGGAATCGATGATCGAGTACATTAAAGCGGGGGATGCTTACGACTACGAAACATTTGTAACAAATTGTATGGGATTGGGCGACTCTGAAAAAGAAATGGCAGCCGCGATACTTCGCTATATGTCACCTATCACAGACGACCCCAACATAAAAATGAGATTCAAAATTTGTGTATCTGAATTGCAAAAGGTTGATGCATACATCACTTACAGTTAGTAAAGCACCTTTACTAAAATTTAATTGGGACGCTTTACCAAGTGAAATCTATTATGATTACAAGGTAAAGCGTTTTCGTTTTTCTGGAGGTTCCCCCGCTTCCCCGCAACGAGGAACCTTTATCAGTAGAGCCGATGCAATAGAACTACAGCGTAATTATTTAAGCCGTATCACGCGTGAATTTGTATCCTTGGCACCTCGTATAATTTCAGGTGAAATAGGAGTCTACAAAGAAGCAGGAGAACTTTTAAAAAAAATTCACTTGAGCAACACAATTATAGAAGCGGGGGGCATAGACCGATTAACACAATCTCAGTTAGGCACTATAGGAAACATCTTAAAAAAACAATACTACGCGGGTAAAGATGATGAAACTGGCAAATCATACGGTCTAAAACACCTTTTTAAAGAGGTGGCAGCCACCCCCGATTATAGTAAATCAATGTTGACAAATAGGCTCACCATGTATGCAGAATCGGGCAAAATTTCAGGTTCAACTGTTAAGCAGTCTATAGAATTGCTCAATGGAAAAACCGAAATGAAACGCATACTTGGCGCTACTGATGCTCATTGTGAAGATTGTTTAAGATACGCGTCAGCAAGTTATCAACCAATAGGGGTTTTACCACTTCCTAAAACTGCGTGTAGGTGTCGCACAAGGTGCTTGTGTACTGTTGTATACCGCTAATCTATCCAATTGCATATACAAACATCTAGAGGAATATGTTAAAATGTAAATACTCCTCTAGATATATTAATAATGACACACCCCACAAAAGGTCAAAAAACAACTAGGGAAAAAGTAAATACTTCAAAGTCGAGAAAAGATAGAATTCTTGACTACATTAACAAGAATCACAACAAAAAGTTTTCAATTGTTGACATTTTTAACCAGTTCAGTTTTAACACTGATACGGGAACAATTCGAGGAATTTTAGAAGAATTGTACAAAGAACAGCTAATAGAATCAGAAATTGATACCAGCCCTAAAGGTGGTAACACATTGTACTTTTCTAAAAATGCGTTGTAATGGCTGATAGTCTAGAAGCGGGGGGCTGATATGTGGACAGAAGAAGAATTAGACTTTGAAATAACTAAAGAAAAAGTTGCAGAGATGCAGCTACATCTGATAAAGCAACTGTATCCAGATGGTTTTTTTGACCGTATCAGCAATTTTGATTACGGGTTTCATGTAACTGTGGTAGCTGCTACGCCGTTACCCCAGCATCTGGTTTATTTGGGTATGCATCAATGTTACTCTACAGAGGCTGTTGCATGGTCTTCTAAGCTCACAGAATCCGAATGTGGACAAATTGACGTTAAGAGACTTTTAGAGGGTGGCAAGGGTCACTATAGCCCCTATGAACACGCATCAATTACTTTTGTGATTGAAGGTGTCAATCATGGCACCCTTCAGCAGTTGCTTAGGTCACGTATCGGCGTTAGTCCATCTGTACAGTCGTTTAGGTATACGTCAAACCATATTCTAGAAGCTGCCAGTGGAGAACGAGATATTGAAAAAGTTGTTTACATCCGTCCACCTGGCACATATCACGATAGGGAATCGGGAATTTACTCCTACGATCCATCAACAAGAGCAGAAGATTTGAGCCTGTGTAGCTTCCTAGTAAAGCACGTGGCAAAGCGTCTTAAAAACGGAATGCCCCCTGAGCAAGCCAGAGGACAGCTACCATTTGATTATCGGCAAAACGCCATAATTACCTATAACGCACGCTCTCTTATGGGATTTTTCGACCGTAGAAGCAAGCGTGATGCACAAAATGAAATACAAATCTTAACTAAGTTGTTGATGGAAAAATTTATCTGTTGGGTACCGGAAACAGCAGAATACTACATGAAAAATAGGGCAGGTAAGGCTTTACTTTCTCCGTAGAAAATGTTAGAATCATGTCAACCGCAACGGCAAACGCCGAAGCAAGCACCCTGATAGCTGAAAACCCCCTTATCTCTGAGTAGGATAAGGGGGTTTTTCTCATTCAATCAGTTTTATCGGGTTCAGTGGCAACTTTGTAAACTGGTTGCCTATGTGGTAATCGGGGGGTTCCATCACCTTTCTCACAACCTCCAATTGCACCCCCGCTTCTATTATTGCCTGAGCGTGTTCTGGAATATCTGCCAAGTCTCCATTATCTGCTGCATAGCCAATTAGCTCAATCAGTCCTTTAATCTGGCTTAAATCCAATTGTACAGGGTGTAATCTTCTCATGCTTCACTCCAAGTAACAACACCTTCTAATTTATATCTGCCTATGGGTGGCGGGGGCAATACGACGGGAGTCCAATACAGCACCTCATCAAAATTTAAAAACTGGTCAGTATATCCGTAGTTTAGAACCCTTTCACGCGTAGTTGTTCCCAAATGAACACCCAACGAACGGTCAATGTAGAAAATCAAATCACCCACATCGGGTTTTATTTCGCTCATCAGATGCCACACGCCATTAACGTTATCCATTATGCCCACCCTTCTATAGGTAATTCTGGAATGATTATCGGACACCAAAAAACAACAATTTCAGCGTTAATTAGCTTTTTTGATATAACCAGTTGAAAAAACAATTGGTTATTAGTTTGCACAGCACACGCAATATGGATGTGTTTACCTTTGATAGCTATAAAAACCATGTCACCGTTGTTAGGTGTATCTGGAAAAAGCTTAATCCATTCTTGTTTCATAATCTCCTTGTAAGACCCCCTGAAGGGGTCTATATTTTACTTCTTGGTTGGACGTTTTCTAGTTGCTCTAGGTTTTGCTGCTGGTTTTTCAGTTTCTGTTGCAGTAGAAGCGGGGGGCGGTGTTGGCTCCTCTTTCACCTTGGTTTCAATGTTGATTTCTTGGTATCCGCCAGGGACAAAAGACCGTCTACCAGTCTTCTTAAAAAGTTGGTCAACTACATCGGCAATAAATTCCTGCTTTTCAATAATGAGTGTTAATAATTCCAAGTTTAAAAATAACTGTTCCTGGTTTTCCATGAAACAATCAGCACCCCTGTATGGTTCAAAAACATCATAAATCAATTCCTCTTTTATAAACGCCCTTGCATATTGAAAAACTTTATCACTGATGAGGCTCTCCAAACCCATTTCAGAACAAATGTAACCGTTCTCTGTTTTATCAATTCGAGCTATTTTCGACATTTGAGTAAAGCACCTTTACTACTTGGTTTACTTAATTAATACTAACGAACATCTAGACGATTGTCAAGGCTAATCTGAATATTTATTGATGATATATATCAACTCCTGTTTTGACTCTGTAAAGTAAAGTATTATAGCAGATTCCTCGCTCTTGACACCAAAAGTGTAGAACCTTTTTAACACTTTCCAGTTATCATCCTTTAGATATTTATGTTTGACTAGACCATCCTCTACACCCCCTTGAAGGTTGCTTAAATCGGGGGGATGACCGGGAACAGGTTTGATATTAAATTGGAAGACCATAGAGTGAAATTCGGGGGGTATGGTCAAACCTGTAGTTGTGATGTACTGGTTAAATTGCTCTTGCCATTTCCTATAGTTTCCTATCGAGTGTGTCATATTTCCGTATTTCCCAAGCTGACCGCGTGGTTTGGGATGTGCTTTCATAGGTAGGAAAATTTTTCTTATAGTCATCAAACGTAAGCCCCCTTTGCTCTAAATACTTAATCAAAGCTAGTAAATCAGTCAGCTTAGTAGATGAGAAATTTGAAGATTCCCATCTACTAATTGAACCCAGTGATACACCAATTGCTTGAGCTACTTCACTCTGTGTTATGCCTGCTAGAGTGCGCTTTCTGACAATATCTTGAACTAGCCTAACTATGCTCTCTGATTGCATAAGTAATCAATTACTTTTTGTAGAAGGAAGTGAGGAACAAACCCCCCGCTTTTGTATCTCTCAGCAGCTTTTTTAACAGCCAACTCTTCATAGTATTTATTTTCATCCATAGTATAAGTAATTATAACATCGTCTATACATTCATCACTTTTTTTTCTTTCAGGTTTATTTTGATAGCTGTGTATAAACTGTGTTATACGCTTACCCCATAAATGATAGTCGGAGTCATTTTTGTGAAATTGAGCTTCTAACTGTTCCAAATCAAAGCTATCTTGACCAATGTCCAAAGGCTCAGATTTAGAAGGATGCTTGTCACCTGGGTAAGGAATCCATCCTTTCTTAATTAACCTGACACCATACAAATAAGATGTTAAATCGGGGGTGGGTGATGTTGGATATTCCCCCGCGTATTCAATCCACTTTTCCCCGTTATGTTTCCAAAGTTTGCAGGTATCTGAGTCTTCCGTTTTTCTTTTCTTAGCTGCCATATATAATCCCGTCGCGTTCTTTATCCATACTAACAATCATCTAGATGTTTGTCAAGCAGCTTTACCAAAAAAAATGCACCTTTGTTAGAGGTGCATGAGGGGAGGACATATTGTGGATGGAAAATTTACCTAGCTGTAATCAGATGGTCGTCAGTCTCAATAACAGTAGGCTCTGAGGCTGACGGTGTTGCAGGTGGCTCTATAACTGGGATTTCTTCTTCGCTTGCAGTTGCTTCAGGTGCCACAGTGGTTGCACTTTTGGCATCAGTTACAACAGGTGGTAAAAACTTTTGAGTAGTTGCAGCAAACTTATGAAGCGTTTTGTGGTATTTGTCGTAATTGTCACCGCCAGCCTCTTTAATATCATCGGCAATTTTAGCGATGTCACTCATAGCAATGGTGACTAGCTCATTAATACCAGCAAACAGTGTGAGAACAGTATCAGCAGCTAAAACGTTTGTATGCTGCTTAACTAGCTCTAAACTGCTTTCTAAATGCTCCCTAACGTTTTTGACATTTTCAAGTTTTGCCACATCAGAAGGTATGCTGTAAACCCGTGAAATAACTTGCTCAGCATCTTGCACATAACGCTCTTTAGTAACAGTAGGCTTGGGAGAAGCGCCACCTGTAGAACCCGGGGCGGGGGGAGTTGAACCTTCCGGAGAAGTAGAACCAGTACTACCCCCCGCTTTAGCTGCATCATCCTTGGCTTTTGCTTCCTCAGTCAAATCATTAAAATAGTCAATAATAGCACTTTTGTAAATGCTGAAGTCTTCAAAAATTTCTACTTTGCCTTCTTTATGCTTTAGAGCGTTTGTTTGAGCCTTTATCCACAATGTGTCTAAATACTTATCAATTGATTGATGCAGTTGTTGCTTATCTAAGCCAGGCTCAAACCCTGTTACTTTTTGTATTAGCGTTGCGGCTGCGTCAACACTGATTTTTTCATTTCTGATATATTCATGAAGCGTTGGGCTTCCATTTTCAATTACCGTGTTATATTGGCTGAGGTTTTGCTTTGTGCGCTTGAACATCAAACAAAGCTTACGAGTTGCTTCACCTCTAGCTTTCTTTTCATTCATGCCAGATGCAACAAATTCATTTTGAAATTGTATCTTAAGATTATAGGCTAAATTAGCTATATCATAAGGATTATGTTTTTTTGTAAAGTCATTGGTTGATACCTGAAAATCAATAGCATCTTCAAGTGTCAACGGTTCTGTAAAGAGCTTATAGGGAACAAGCTTAAAATTGTCATCTTTAAGCTCTAAAGTAACTTTGCTGTCTTTTTTCTCTTCACCACCCTCTACTTCTTGTTTTCTTTCAACCCATAACTCAAAAAGCGCTCTAGTGCGGGTGTTTCCTGAAACAATATATTTTATACCAGTTTCAGGGTCTTGCTCAACTGCAAAAGCCTCTTTTACTTCAATATCATGGTTAGTGTTAACCAGCGCCACACGCTTTTCAGCAACTGAATCGGTATCTGTAGTTTGACGAATATAAAACTCTGGGCGACAAAAAGCCCAAGTCTTATCTTCAAAAAATGCTTTATGTAAATCACCCACTGAAATGTAAAACGTTTCTTCTGATAGTGTAGCCATGGTTTTTCTTTCTCGTTCGTGTTTTTTCTGACTCTTAAATACTAACAGTGATTACATAAAAAAAGCAATAGTTTATCCATAAATATTTATCTGTATAATCATCTATACGATAAGTAATACATATGCTATTTTTCATAATAATCAAGCAGCTTTACCAAAAATGTGTTAATAAAAAACCCCCGACTGTAGAAGCGGGGGGTAGTTTATGACCATTCGTATACATTCTAGTATGGCGGCTCTCCCATCATGTTGCTTTTGTCGTAGTGGCATACAAAGTAATCCCATGAGCCGTCTGAGGCTAAACCACAGCCTACACGGTTTGCTTTCAGCATTTGGGTGAAGTGTGCTACAAGTTCCCATCGTTGTGAGCCATCTTTGACTACATCAGGGAAAATTCCATACCGATAAAATTTAATTTCAGCGCCCCAAGAGTTGACCATATAAGCAAGGTCATAGCGTCCGGCTGTGCCTTGCCATAAGTTCTCACCTGGTCTACTGTGAATCAGTTTATGATGTACTGATGCCAGTTGTTTAGCCCAAGCATCGGCAGAAAGTGCTAGATTTTCATCCCATGCAATAGCCCCTAATCCCTGAGCATATCTATACTCGTTGTGAACGCTTAAAACAGTATTGATATCCACGGTCGCCCCCTCTCTAAATTCGTACCTATAAAACATTAATAGAGCTACCAATATTGCAGATATAGCAACATTGATAAGAATTATTCGCCTAGCGGTTAGCTTCATTGTCAAGCAGCTTTACCAAAAATGACTATTGACAAATACTAGATTATGTGTTATAGGCTACCTCTCACTCATAAGGTAGAGGGTGATACACCAGAATCTAGATGATAGTATATTCAGACGTTATTGTGATTAGCAGGATAATGGCAAGGAAAGCAGTAGGAACCCCAACACTTTTCTTTAATATGCCCGTTGACCAGCAGGGAGGGCAAATAATCGCAGGCTTAAACAAGGGTAGGCTGAGCCTCTTTGATGACTTGGGTATGATTGGACGTTGGGTCTTCACATCATCCTTTGATGGGCGACAGAAGGTTAATGATTGGGAATTGGTGGGCGGCTTGCTACCTCCCACATCTGCAATGCCTGGTCAATTGTGGTATGAAGTCGGCACAAACCTTATCAAACAACCTGGTCAACCAGTTGATGAAGGTTTCATAATCTATTACAAAGGGGAAATTGAATTTAAAACTGCAAAAGGTTCCAGCCGTTCACAGCTGATGATTCACAAAGATAGCAACTACAAAACGGCTCCAGGGTCTTATGGATGCCTTGTAGGGCTGGAAGAAGAATATGTGGATATGCGCGACACTTTTATCCAGGCTTGTGGACATTTGAAACGCGTACGCATGGGTGGTGTATACAGTTTTTAATAAAAGTGAAATATGTAAGGATTCCGAAAACTGTAAGAATCCCCAAATTTGTCTGTCACCCCTCTTAAAGCAGCTTCTATAGAGGGGTTGTCTTTTCCATCAGTAGAGTTGTAAAAAGCTACCGTATACCCGACAATATATCGAGGTTTACCCTGTTCAAAAGCAGAGTACAACGGACAAGCAGCAGCATGATTAAAATCAAACTTGGCAACGCCACGCCTAAAATAAACCAGCAACTCTGGTGTAATTTTATTGGATAGACAACCACGCTCCGTCATAGTTTTGACCAGTGGCTCTAAAATTGTGTCTAAACCCTGTTCAAACGGTCTCAATGAGTCTAACTTATCCAAAGGCAATGACCATGACCAGATGAGCGTTCCAGCGTTCTTATATTGAGGGTTTAATATCATGTTGCCAGTACTTCTATCATAAATAATTACGACAAAAGAAGACTTTACATCAACATATTCATCACGCAGACTTGCCAGGTTACGCCAATTTTTAACAGCCTGTTCCACATATTCAATATGAGTAAGCGGTTGCTGGCGAGTGATAAGCCTAACATTATATTGCTCACCCAATGTAGTATTTATCAAAACATAATAGGAAAGACCGCCAAAGGTCAAAACTACCAGCGTTACCAACAATAATTTTGCAACCCACACTGAAAACTTGTCACCACGGGCGGGTAATAAATCCTTAATTAAGTCAAAAAGAGTTTGGATAAAACCTAGAAACATACGCCAAACCTTTAATTAATAAAACCCCCACAGAAGCGGGGGGTGGCTGGGAGTTATTACAAATGCGAGGTTATTTAATATCTATCTTAAACGTTCCCGGTAACGCATCGCCAGTGGCAGGGGCAACATCAATTGTATCGGGGGTTGTAGGGATGGGCAAAGGTGAAGGCAAAGGGGAATCAGAAGGCAAAGGTTGCTCAGGTGTCGGGATAGATGGAGCCAAACCAAGGATTGCAGTTTTAACAGATGTTAAAGTTTGCTTCTGAGTTTGGAGCATTTGAAGGGCTGACTGTATTTCTTGCTCATCGACATCACCGTCAAGCGCAGCCTGCAAAACATCTTTAATTTGAACGCTTGCACGGTCAACGGTATCAAGCACGTCAGCAGATGCTAAAACGTTAGCCTGGATACCTTGCATGACATCTTGGAAATTTGCCATTGTTGCCACCTGTAAAATTTCAATCTTGGTGATTATTTTTGTAGTGTCGGCTGATATTTTGCGTAACAAACGTATAGCCTCAACTATGTCAAATACACCCTTAAACATATTCTGAATCATGACAATAATAAAAACAATAATTACATTTTAACAGTACTCAAAAATAACCAATTTTCTAATAATTGACTATTTTTGAGTAAAGCAGCTTTATTCAGATTTAACCAGCCTTATCAAGATTATATGTTAACAATTTTCTAACGTAAGAACGCGATATATGTTCTATCTCTGCAATCTGTTTCTGAGTCATTTTTTCCTCATAGTACATATGTTTTATTCTCCTCACACGGTCAGCTTGCAACATTTTGTCCATAAAATACCTCCAAATACTGTTGACAAATTAAACTTATTGTGCATAGGGAAACACCATGTTAGTAGCCTTCACCATAGTACTACTTAGTATAAATACTTTCACAATTTAATTTATTTTTTTGCATAGTAAAAAGCTTGACAAAATGCACGTGTTATAATATATGAAACCTCTTATGATGGGTGCATATATCAGAAACACTTATATTCCTTAACTAGGCGTGCAATTACCAAATACATAGGCATAACTTACAAAACCCATGTTTCTAGAGCATGGGTTTTTTTTGGCTTTTAAGGGGGTTCACCCTGCTAAACGATGATTGACCCATAAACATAAAAAACCCCTGCTTAAGACGGCTTAGGCGGGGGCTGCTTGTCACTATGGATTGTTGACCGCCAACTGCTTGTGAGAATAGCGATAGGCAGAATTATGACACAAAAGCGGGGGTTTGAGGCTGCTTGTAACACATTCTCAATAAGGTTTTACGTACTACATACGCAGCAGTAAGGGTTTCAGCCCATGCCAGAAACATTTCCAGGTTTTTCCAGGTTTTTCCAAACTTTTCCAAGTTTCACTATTGAGAAAACCCTTATAAAGCGGGGGGTGTGGGTGTAATTTCCACAGTTCCAAGTTTGAAAGCGAAATCTTATATAGATATTTTTATGAATTTGATACACGTAGATTCCAAAACTAAAAATTCTATACATCAAATCATAGTCTTCACGCGCATAGGTTACTAAAAATTCTTGGAAATCTGGAAAAGCCTTGCTGGTAAGGGTTATAAGTTGGAAATGCTTGGAAAAACCTGGAATTTTCCTGGAAAACTTGGAAATGCTTGCTGTGTAAGGGTTTCAAAGAGGGTGTACGTTTGTACTAAAAATAAGTCAAACTTATCGTTTATGACCACCCCCACACCCCCCGCTTCTACTATTGATAAGCCTTTGTTATTGAGTGACAGAAATCATTGACACGTTTGATATTATGTGATACTAAAACAAAGCACAAAAAAAGCCCCCATGCAGGAGGCAGATAGCTATCATGGATTATCATATCAGTGAACCGTGAAGCAGGTTAATCACCCTGCTTTTTTTCTTGACAATTTACTATACGTGTGATATGAAAACTAAAAATGTTCAAATGTCTCTCGTATTAACTAGAGCGTACAAAGTAGTATTGAATGAAATATATTTTGTAGTATGTACTATGAGCTTGAGTGCAAATAACTCTGTTGTCTACATTCAGGTTAATACTGACTGGTTGCCAGATGATAAATTTGCCGATTATAGCTACTTATTGACCGCAAAAGACAATCATCTGCCTAGGCTGTTTATCAATGGCGCAAACAACACACCTCTAATAATGCCGTTTGATTTGGTCAAAGGACAGATATACCCCCAATAAAAAACCCCCCATGAGGGAGGCTGATTGTGTAAAGGTGCTTGACTAATTGGCGTAGTAAATAAATACCAGTTTTATCATTTCGCTTAGAGTTAAGTAAACTAAAGTGCCGACGATTAGCAGTGAAATTTTGAAATAAGCGTCCATAATTAACCTCAGTGTGTAAGTTATCGTTTATCTAGGTTTCCCCCCGCTTCTGGCTTAAAAATCAGCCTCTTCTGCCACTTCATCACAAGGTAGCTTGATGATGATTCCTTTAAACCCGCGTACAAATTTACCGTCTACTTTTACTTTGCTATCCTTGCCTTTCTCTGGCATCAGTGACCATGAAATATTGTTGTCTGGTATCTCTGCTTTTTCTCTCAGGAATTGCGGTATTTTTGCGATTTTGCCTTTAATAGTTTCGTTTTGGGTAGATTCACCAATCTCTGTTTCTAACCATGTTTGGTAGGCGGTCTGCAACTCGTGGTTTGTTACTGTGTTATCTGGGTTGTCGGTGAATTGCAGACATTCATTGATAAACATCAACACCTTATCATTTTGTACCAATGACTCTTGAAGTACCGTACGTGCTTCATCTGATTTTGCATAGGTTATGAAGTCCTGTACAGCGCGTTCGGCATCTTGCATAATAGCCCAATTGAAAATATCTTGGTAAATTTCAGGCTTGCCAAACTCTTCATCAACATCTACCAAGTCGGGGTTATACATTTCCTTTGTATGCTTTAACAGCACGACGCGACGGCGTATACCCCCATCATCAGAGTTAGGTATATAAAAATGGTCTTGAGTCGCTGTAGTGATACCTGCATAAAATTTGGCGTTGTAGGACGGTAGTCCTTTTTGTTCAATTTCTATGGTGATGTTTGCGTTGCCCGTCAGTTGCTTGAGCAGTTCCCAGCCTTTAAGGTCTGTCCTAAACTCATCGATAAACAGTGAAAATAGATTGTCTAGCGATTGATTAGCAAACCTATTTCCAGTGTCTGTCAACGTGTTGCCTCTTGCCGTGTAACCGAGCGTTCCCAAGCAGTTCTGTATGATTTGTCCTACAACTGTTTTCCCTGTGTTCGGCGTGCCATACACGCACAACATACGCTTTGTTTTGGTAGCTATGCCTAGACAGTTTACAATTATCCATGACGTGATGGCTTGACGCTGTATATCACTATATTTAATTTCTGTCAACCAATAGTTAAGATATTTAACACCGAGAGACTCTTCAGTAACAGCGCGGTAGCTGATTTTACTACGCATAGTATTATAATTTGAGGGGTTGAAATTAGCTACAAATTCCTTTGTCTTGTAGTTAAAATCCCCGTTAGCCATGGGAATAATATCAGTGTTTCGCATTTCGTCAAAATCGCGCTTATCCTCCACTGAATCATAGCCGTCATAATACTTAATCAGTGAGCATACATAGGCGGCTATTTTTGGCGATGACAGTTCCCCCGCTTCTACCCCGTAATGGTTCTTAAGTGCGTATTTAACACAATCCCTATATACGTTAATTTCAGAGGGCTTTACGCGCCACACACCCGTTAGAAAATCGTAATAAATGTATCCATCCCTAGCACCCTTTTTAATTATTTTCACATAACTGCTAAGAATAGTCTCAACCTGCATAGTGAGGCTATCCGTTTTTTCTTTCTTTTTGGCTGCGCGTCGTTCTGCTATTTCAGCGCGTGCGCGGTCAAAATCAAAGCAATCAATTTTAAACCAACGGGCGATGTCGTCACACACTAGTTGAAAAGTTTCATAGTTACGGTCGTCATTCCATTCTATGCTTCCCCAATTCTTAGCGTGCAGCAAATTGCCGTAGTGATGCCAATATTTGATGATAGTTCCAGAGATGCCTCCCACTTGGTTAGTAAAGCGGGGGGGATAGTCAGCGTCAGCCCAGTATACGAAAAAGCCTGAGCCGTAATCTTTTTCTTTGTCTTCTGGACGGTGACCTCCCCACTTGTGAAAATTCTTTTTGTCTTTCGGTTGTTCTTCAAAATTATGGGGATGCAACGCATAAAGGGTGTCAACCTCATAACTGTCACAGAGCTTAAGCCATATTTCCTTGTTTATCCACTTCAGCACCTGTGCTGTTATTCCTTCCCCCGCTTCGGCTGGTAAAGCTGCTTGATTATCTGGCTGTTTATCTTGTCCGTCATATGTTTTTATATCTATACCGTCTAAAGACACCTGCAAGAAAATATCAGGGTCTAGAGTAGCATTTTCATCTAGTATTGTTACAGAGTTGGCATCATATGCGCCAAAATAAATAGAGCCTGAATGATAGCGTGGGTCAGCATCTTTGTAATATAGATTGATAATGACTTTCGCTATGTGTTGGTATTCTTCGGCACTTATGACCTTAGCGAGTTTGAAAACTAGCCTGTGTTTCTCGTTTACACCTGGTTGGTAAGATGGGGTGTAGTACCACATACAGGCTTGGCTTGACCATGCCCCCGCCAATGTTTTAGATACTGGCGTGTCGTCGAAGTCTATAAACAGCCATTGAATACCAGTTACACCCTCTTCATCGGCTCGCCCGACTTTAATTCCTGGTTGAACTGTGTAACCATCTGCTATAATAGTGGCTAAGGCTTGTACATCAACCTTTAAGGTTTTCCAATATTCAACATTTAACTGCTCATTTGCGGTTTTTTTCAAAAGTTTTTTTGTAATATCGGGGGTGTTTCGGCAAGTATGGTTAACTTGTATATCTACTAAACTCATGACGGTCTCCTTAACTGAATCAAGAACTTTTAAACGCTAGTTGACGCTAGCGTTTTTTTTTGCTATCTTTAGTATATGCGATTGACTAGATGATTGTCTATAGCTAAGAAAAACAAAGAGAGGTTATGTAATGCCAGTTACAAAGAGAAAGGTGGTAACATTACAGATAGTAATGACTGAACGGGAAGTTCAATTGTTAACATTGCTTGTAGAAACGCTGGGTGTATCATATAGTGCTATCATTGTTGAATGTGCCAAGCGTGCTATAGAAGACTAAACACGCATAAGTGAAAACCGTTAAAAAGCTTATGGGGTAAGCTTTTTAAACAAGTCTGAACCAGTAAAGAAAATCATCAGTGTTCCCAGAGAACCGAAAACATACTTAAACTATTGAGAGGTTATGACCATGGCTGAGGGAGTTGTTAAAATGGCTAAAATAAACAAAGAAACTAAAGACAAACTTAAACAAAAGGCTGACGAACGGGGATTGACCATGACTGAACTGGTAAAGGAACAGTTACGTCTGTTGTTAAAAGAGAATCAGTTGCCGACTATTTAGGATTATCGTACTATATAGACGATTGTCTGTATATAACCGTATTTTCACTTACATTAACCATCACTTGCCCCCGCTTCTATTACTAGATAGCGGGTTTTTTTTATTTGTATAAAAATAAAAATTCAAAGATGGTATATACCACATTATAACACACTTGTCAAGAGGATATTTACTGCTTTTTAAAAAAAAACTTTTTTGGTAAAGCTGCTTGACAAACGTCTAGACGTTCGTTAGTATATAGAAAGTTGAGAGACCAGAGGATGACTACCAAAAAGACATCAGCAGCTAAAAAGCAAACAGTTGCAAAAACTACCAAGTCTAGGCAAACTAGACAAACTCGCACCCTGACTTTAGACAAAGTACCGCTAGACGTTAGGGAGATAATCAAAAACAACAGAAGATTAGAGGAACGATGGCAGGATACTGTTATCAGGCTGATAGAAGAACACGATTCATTAATTAGAAGAATAAAGCGAGGTATAGGTGTATAAGATACACAAAAGCGCTGACGGTTCGGAAATGCTTATCGCGCAA